GGGTCAAAAGGAGGATTATTAACATCAAAATCAGTAACATCTGTATTAAGTCTTAAACCTAAGTCACTAGCAACAGTAGATGTAGCATATCCAGTAGACAAACGAAGAACACGAGCAGCTTTATGAGTAGGAGCAGCAAGTCCAATAACAGATTTAGCTAAACCACATCTCTTTATTACTTCACGTATCATATATGTTTTTCCAGTACCCGCAGAACCAATAAGAGCACGTTTATAATCGCCTTCAACATAACCTTTTTCTATAAAGGCTACAAGATTCTCATAAGCAATCTTTTGGTCACGAGTAAAACTATTCAAGACACTATCATCTTTTTTAGCATCATCAAACTTTTCAAAATTCATTGCATTTCAATAAAAATTTATCAATATTATCACGACATTTAAGAATATAACCTTTAACTGGTAATCCTATCTTAAATGGAATATAACAACTAGGCATAGTACAATAAGCATCAGTACATCTAACAATCTTAGTAGGTCTACCATGACTATCCAATGCACGAGTATATATTGTCTTAAAGCCTTTACATGAGTATGAACGTTCAGATAATGTAATAAGTTCATCAGTACCTTTAGGATTGAACTTATATTCATTGTTATGTAGAACAATAGTACCTACAACAATTTGCATTATTACTTTCTCACGAGGAATCTTCTTTTCCTCATTTACAGCAGATAGTTTAAAACTTAGTCCCATATTACTAAGATTTAACAATTTGATTAGGAAGATATTGTATACAACACGCTCCTTTACGGGGGAATATCTTATACTTATCAGTATTAATAATCCTAGGTAACGGAATAATTTCACAACATCTATTATCATGAACATCTATAATAATGCAATGATAAGCATTAACATCTGCATCATGAGATATAACAGCTTTAAGTCCTTCAAAATATACATCAAACGTACTATCAGGATTAACACATTGTTTTAAATCTACAACCATATTAATTAGCTTTAGTTTTATATATTTCGTATAACTTACTAAATTCATCAGAAGGCATACATACAATAGGAACATTAGTATGCATTTGGTCTTTAGGAACAATACAATTTCTAGCAGTAACAATTCTATCATCTTCAACAAACATTGTTTCAAGAACTAAACAATTACCACCATCTAGTATTTCCTTACATTTTGGACAAATATAAATATTATCTGTACCAAATACAAGAAGCTCATCGCCACAAACTAGACATTTGCCAGTCGTGACAATGAGCTTACCATTATCTTGTTTAAACTCGTTGAGCTTGGGCATAACTAGGAATACGTCTCCTTTCTTCCATCTTAACAAGTTTAACACTAGTACTTTCAAGTACATTAAGAGTAAAAGCTACTAACTTATAGCTTCTCTCATGCTTTCCGAATTTAATTTTCTTCTTAATCATTACGTTTAGTATTTAATTATTATTATTTAATAGGAGCATCTGACCGCTCCGCTTCGCTCCGCTTATTCCCCCGTAGAGGAGTTGTGAATTGTTTAACCTTTTGCTTAATTTCATCTATAATAGCTTTATTCTTATCAATACTATCGTTACTATAAAGATTATAACTATGTGTTTCATCAATATTTCTATTAATATCAAGAACAAATAGATACATACTAATATAAGAAGTATTGTTAAGATTACAATTAGTATAAAGGTCACTAGAGAGTTTAGTACTATACAACAGACTAAGCTGTATTTTCTGTAACTCTCTAAACAATTTAGTAAATTCTTTCTTATTCATGTCAGTATATTAGTTTTAATTAATAATCATAGAAAAAGGAGCAGACGCTTCTGCTCCAAGCTAAATAATTAATATTTATAAAAGTCCTAATTCTATCTCACGACAGTAATTTAAATTAGGGGTAAAAATTAGATTAAGTTCTGTTCTATCTCACGACAGTAATTAATAAACTTGTATTAAACACAAATACTATGTATTTATAGCTGACATTTTACGAAGAGGATTTCCCTTACTTCAACCATTTGGTCAATGTTTCAACTTAGATTAGTCATCATCAGAGCTATCAAGAAAAGAAATAGTACGATTCTCACGAACAGCACTATTATAATTCCATAAAACCAATAAATACTATTCTCACGAATAATAGATATTACAATACGACAAATTTAATTTTAGTTTAACTAAAACAGATAAAACAAAATTGGCAAATTACTTATTATATATCTTTGTATAATCTACACAATAAAAATCAGGACAATCTTTAAGAAATGATTCACATATTCTACGAGCTTCATCTTTACTATTACCAGAGTAAAGAGTTTTAGCATTACCATTAAAAGACTTTCTTAGCTTATCATTCTTGTCTAGGAATACAAGATGATTTTCAGAACAATAGAATACAGAATAAATCGGAGCTTTACCAGCTTCATATTTAGCAAGAAGTTTATCATAAGATTCTTTAGCACTGTCTCTCATATCACTAATATATTTGATATAAGAAAGCATAATACTATCCCATTGTTCAACAGCTTTAATCTTATCTTCAATAGAATACTCACCATCAATAACATCTTCAAGAAGATTATTCAATCCTTTAACATTAAGATTTTCTAAATCTTCAAGAATAGCTTTATTAAATTCTCCTTTAATAAAAGCCTTACGATAATCTTCTTTAATAGAATCAATAAGATTAACATCAGAACCACTAGCTAAAGCACAAGCTAAAATAGCAGATATAATATCTTTCATTATAATAAATTTTTAAATTAGACAATAAAAAACTCTACTAATATTACTCTAGTCTCACGACCTGAATAATCTTAATAGAGTGGAAACCGACATTTATTTAACCCTTTTGTCAGATATTAATTAAATAGAGTACGTATCGGCATTATACTAAACGTAAAATAATAACTGCAACAGCTCCTAAAGCAATAAGAGAAGCAATAACAAAACCAACAGTATTATACTGTCTCTTAGCTTTAAGCTCTTCATAATCTTTGTTAGCTTTATCTAACTTAGATTCGAGAAATTTAATGCCGTCTTTAAGAGCTTTATTATTAGCTTCCAATTGATTATTAGCAGCACTTAATTTAGAAGACATACTACGAAGAGCTTTATCTTCATTACAAATATTCTCATACATAACCTTATAATGATTAAGACCAGCATCAGACTTTTCATTAGATTTACGTAGACGGATAACTTCTGTCTTTAATTCGTTAACTGTTGGACGTTTCTTACTAAGAACATCAACTTCTTTCTTTTCATTCATAACTATTAGTATTTAATTAATTAATCTTCAATATGAGTTATATCTAAATCGAGGTCTACATTATCCTCGCTTAACGTATTGCCAGTATTCCAATTATTAGCCATCTCACAGTCGAGATAGTCTATATCAGCTACTATGCCACAAATGGGAAACTCTACACCTTCGTCATACATAATCGTAAAATTTATAATGCAGGTGCAAGTATAGTGATAAATAATTGAAATACCAAACAATACTAATAATTTTATTAATTGATATTACATACTATATATTGTTCATAAGAAGTAATAATATCATTAACAGGAAAACCGCAATTAAGAAGAGTATTAATTATTTCCGCAGAATAGACATCTTTACAAGTAATAGTAAAGTTTTCATTATTGAACTTACGAACAACAGCAGGAGTAGTTCCTTCAATAAAATATATATTCATAGCACCAACATTATATTCAATAATATCATTTGCATACTTAGATAATACATTTCTAGGAGAAACAGAATATCTCAACTCATTAAAAGCTCTACTAGCAATAATTCTATCTTTAAATGATATAACAAACTTGCTATCAATGCTATTAGTAATATTATAACCACTTGAATCGAAACCATATTTTTCATCAGGTTTAAGATATTCCTTAACAGTACGAAATGCTCGTCTATAATATTTGAACCAATAAGTTCTTTCAGCTAAATCAGAAGTTTTACTTTCTAACTTTTCTGTAAGTGCATTATTTGTTTCACGACATTTATTTAGTTCATATTCAACATTCTCTAACTCAATAAGTCTTTTAGTCTTCTCTTCAATAATCTTATCACGACGATTTAACTCATCATTTAATTGAGATATACGTTGTCTATGAATATCAAGTTCACTAGTAAGACCTATTATCTGATTACGTAGTTCAGTAACTCTATCACCACTATTAGTAAGTTGTTTTTCGAGAAACTCGATACGTTCAGTCAACTCATTATTATTAGATTTAAGAGATTCAATCTCATCACAATCTTTAATAGTATAAGTATTGCCTAAGTCAGCAATCTCACAAATAGAAGCAAGTGATTGAAAATCTAAATCAATTATACAACCACTAGCTTCAACAATAGTAACTCCATTTGTATGAGATACAAGAGTTATATGCTTTTTATCATTTACAATAGCTTTCATAAATACAAGTATTAATTATTAAGAATTTAATTTTAGAAGTAGAATCCATACTATAATAGTATAGTACTATATAGTAGACGAATAAAACTAATAACTATTATATAAGTTATTATAGTTTGAACTAAAGAACGAATGATAATAACCTTCTTATAAGAAAGGTAATTAAACATTAAATAACATAGGCATATAACTATCCCAATTAAAGATAGAAATATATGGAACTGATAATCTGTCATGGTGAAGTAATATCAAATAATATTAAGAATATACATAAAGTAGACGCAACTATTATTAAAGCGAATAACATAGTAAGAAGAGTAATCTTAGTGTTAATAAGAAACTCACTACATTTAATAAGTGCGATAATAAATAGTAATGCTAAGACAATAATATCGTAGTTAGACATAATAGTATAAGTTAGTAAGTGGATAAGATAAAGAGTAAAAGAAGTACAGTAATGTCACTCCTTTATGGGGGAGAAAAGCGAGCTTTGCGAGCGGGACAACTCAAGCTACACAACAATACAATTATTAATAATAGTATTACTAATAGTACTATTCCCGTTATCAGTTGTAATACATAGTATTGTTATTACCGGAATCGCTCGAACTACTATTGTCAAAGACAATGGTAGTGACGCTCTAATAATAACCAACAATTATAATACAATATCAAATACTAGTAGAACTAATAATAGAACTAATAATTCTACTAGTATAAAGATAAACGTTATTGTTTAGTTATAGCTGCATCCAACAGTTGCTATGCCAAACAAATTCTGCATCACCAATTTTCATTCGCCATTCAGAACCATCGTCAGTGTACACTTCGTACTGTCTGCGAAAAGCTTCTTCATTACTAATTGTAGTTACATGTCCGTCTAGCCAAATTATTTTATCCATAATATAATGTATTTAATATAATGTATTTAATATAATGTATTTAAATCCTAAGGACTACTACGATAGTAGTAGGAACTTAGAAACAACAACAACCAACAGTAACAATAGACAATATAATATCTAAGTAATAGTAAGGACTATTATAGGGACTATTATAGTGGAAATATGATGATTAGGATTCAAATCCTAACTCCATAGACGAAATGGTTTAGGTAGTAGTTGTAACTCCATAAACGAAATGGTTTAGGTAATAGTTGTAACATTGTAGGTAAGAGTGGTGAGTTAGAGTGAAGGAGTAGAGGTAGGAGAGGGAGTAGTCCCACTACTTAACCAACTCATCTCTCTTATCTACATCTTCTAACTATTCTTACTCCACTACTATTATCTCACTCTATTGTCTACTCTACTATCTAGCTTAACGAGGAGCCTTAGCGACCCTTCCGAGCATTGATGTTGTCAATACTAGTAATAGTCTTGATACTATTGATACTATTTGTTGTTATTGGTGTGATTGTGTGAGCTTGCTCCTATTGTCTACGACAATAGTCACCGACCTTGCGGACGGTCTTTTCGACCCCTATATATATATATATTATAATTATATACTACGTATATAATATATATATATATAATATAGACGCATCTGATTCTGTATCAGATTTTCTAACTCTGCCAGTAGTCCATTACTCTTGGCTAACGTGGAGCTGCTGCGACCCTTAGGGTTTTGATGTGGTTTTACAAGGGTTTAGCTTATCAGTTGGTTAGCTTCGCTTATCAGTTGTAGCATTTCGCTTATCAGGTGACTAGGGTCGTTTCCAATCCCAGTTAGCGAGCACAAGTCGAGAGTATTGTCGAACACGTGCCGAATGGTGTGACTTTAGTTTAGTAGGAGAGGTTTCCCTCTCCTACGTAACTGGTTAAGCAGCACCCTCTGCATCAGGTTGGTATTTAGCCAACATGTCAGCCACGAGCATTTCGTCCGCAAGGGACAACGTACGCATACTAAGTTCGTACGGGAAATACTCGTAACGGTCGTGTTCATTAACACGTTCTTCACGAGACATTTTAGCGGCATACGGATTAACGAATACTTCACCTTGCGCAAGCACGTGTCCAAGCACGCTGATACGTGCCTTCTTGAAGATAACGTGCAACACTGACAACGGAGCTGTCATAACAGCGTTGGCAAGCATTGGCTCGCCCTGACCTTTGAGAATAGCTGCAAGCTGAATACGAGTAGTAAAGATATTACGAGTCGTAGACTCGACATAAGTACCACTAGCAGCATCTTTAACAAACTGTGGAATGTTGCGATTAACAACAACAGTAAGCGCACCTGCATAACGACTGCTATTATCAATGATATTAGTAATCATTAAGCTGTCGTGATTCTCAAAATCAGGACGGTCAAGCAACAGACGAGTAATATCGTCTGCATCTTGTCCTTGATACTCGGATAGGTCAACTATACGAGCGTCAATAGCTTCATCATCAGCTTCATTAGTAGCATCTGTTTCAGCATTAGCACTTGCTGCTTCGGCAGCTTCTTTTGCAGCTTTTGCAGCTGCTTCGGCTGCTAATCTAGCAGCATCATTAACTTTAGTTCCCATAATAAAAATGAAATTAAATGTTATAAATCAGTCGGCAACTGTTCAACCAATGTGCATCCCGACTACACGCATAATGGCAATATGTTTAAAGTCATTTGGTTTGATAGTAACTGCAATATGTTTAAAGTCATTTGGTTTGATTAAGCTAATAGTTCTTTAACAACATCGTTAGCATCTAGTATAAGTACTAACACTACTAATAGTATTAGAAAGCTATTCACATGGTTATCATATAACTTAATGTAACTTAGATGTATGAATACTGGTACACCTAGCATACTTAATGCTAAGTGTACCACTTTAATCCTATCAGTCTTGTTCATACGTATCTAGTATAGTAACGTGAACAAAACTTGTCGTACGTTTCACCTGCACGACCATACTTTCTCCAATCCCGCTTCTGTCTTCTAATAGCAGATAGATAAGTAGCAGTAGTCATAGCTACTGCTATTGATAACAACAATAGAAATATCATAAACATAAGTATTTAATTAAACATTATAGCAATATGTTTAAGGTCATTTGGTCTTGACGGGGGTATTGGAATTGGTTTGGAGTAGGGGGCGGTGAGTGGTAGGAGCTTCGTCTCGATAAAAATATACTCACGAAAAATATATTTCTCTTGGGAGTAGCACTTTCTATACTATTAGATATTCTAATTCTAAGTTCATCTTTAATAGTATTCTTATTATTAATACTATTAGATGTTCTATCTCTATTAATCTAAGTATTACCTATAACACTTATAGTTCGTCTCGATAAAAATATATTCATGAAAAATATTATTTTGTGGGGCAGCACTAATAGTAGTACCTCTAAGTTTATTTCTTCTAATAGTCCTAATCCTATTTCTAAGTTCATTATTAGTCCTATTCCTAATTCTATTTCTAACAGTAGTTCCAGTCCTATTTCTAAGTCTATATACATTAGTTAGTCCTAATAGTATTTCTAATTCCCTTCTGTATATCTATTGTTGTTAGTAGTCTAACTCTTCTTATAGAAGAATTATCTTATTAGTTAGTCCTATTAGTCTAATTAATTCCTTTAAGTCCTTAATTGGTCTTACTTATATTATATAGTATTAGTTGTCTATTGGGTCTTATTGTGTATTACCTTTCTCCTCTTCTATCGAAGAGTCCGAAGATTTAGCATCAGGATTGTAAAAATAGAATGGTAAGATTTAGTCGATATTTTAGTTAAGTAGTGGACTTGCATTAGAGTGTGTACTAATGTGAACTAGTGTGAATGGATGTGAATTATATAGCGAATACAATTCTAAAGGTTTTTTAACGAGTTAGATATTGATAGTACGAATATTATTCGTATACTTGTACTATTAATGACTGGTGCATATATTACTCTTAGTAATGCTAGTTAACTTAATTAATATTATTAACAATCTAATTAAAGTAATTATGTTACATTTAGAGAACAAAACTAAAGGAGAAACTTTCCTAGTTCCTCAACACATCGGAGAAATTGATTTCAAATATGTTTCTGACCGAGTTAAAGATATAACTCCGTTTAAGCATTTTGGTATTGTCGCTATTATTCAGACTGCTAAACTTCGTGAGATTATCAATCCTGATTTAAAGGGTACTGGTAGTACTAGATTTATATTAGTTAAGACTAACTATGCTGATGATGTTAAGGAAGAAGATAGAGCTATGCTTAATCGTTTCTTATATGTTGCTCCGTCTGATGTATTTACTGGCATAGATTGTAATCCTCGCAGTAACGAACTTACTCCTTATAATCTTGCTGAATTTATTCGTGGCGACCAAGACTTAAATCTTAGTATTGCTCGTGGTGAGATATTCCGTAAAGTTGGAAGTGGTTCTGTTATTAGTTTACTTGGTACAGAAGTGAATCCTGTTACTACTGAAAAGAAAGGAGATAATGGTAAGTTGATTACTACTATTGCCGAAACAGTAGTTTGTATTGGCTATAAGATTGTCCGTCTTACTGATATTCAAGGTCAGAACTCTGTCGAAGGTCTTATTCCTAGTGGTAAACCTCAAAAGTTTATAGTAGCTACTAATTTACTAAATGTATAAACTAGATGCCTTCTATTGATTTAAAAGAGAAAAAGGAGTTATTAGTAACTCGTCCTGATATTATTAGTTTATTAGGTGTTACACCTCTTGAAGCTGAAATAATAGATGATATTATAGATAATATCGAAGACCAAATTATTGATAGGATTAAAAGTCTACAACGAGTTTCAATTCCTTTTATTGGTGGATTTATTGTTAATGAAGCCAAGTTAGATGCAATAGAACATCATCCTGTAATGAAGGCTAAAAGGCAAGAACTTACTAATGAAGAATATTGGAAATTTAAAAAGAGCTTAGTTGCTACTCGAATGGCTCAACGTAGTAAATTTAGAAGTAGAACTTCGATAATATCTCGAACTGTTAGACTTAATCGTAAGTTAGCCGCAAGGAAACTTAGAGAGTTTAATCAAGATGAGAGGTCTTTTAAATTATATATGTACTTCTTTAGTAAGATGAAGCCAGTTAATGATTCTGATTACTATATTGAACTAAGAAATAATAAAGGTTATGATTACGAAGATTGCCCCTTTGGATTTAACAGGTATGATTAGCGTTGACGAGCAAGGTTATCCCTTTGCTCCTAACGTTTATCAGATACAGGATAAAGATGTAAGAGAGTTATATCTTCGTGATACTAGTGAAGATAAACTTCGGTATCTTAAAGAAGCCGGAGTTATTTTTTATCTAGCTGACCCTAAGTCTCCACCTAATCAAATGGGATATAGTCGTCCCGAAGCCTTAGCATCTGCTAGAGCTAATTACGCTCTTCCTAATGATTGGCAACCAGATGCTCTTATTCTTCGTCTTGTTGATAGATATCATGAAGATAAGATGGGCGTTGCAGGCGAAGCTCTTGAAACTATTCTTAGAGCAGTTCATAATAGTTCTCGTGCAGCTAATATACTTAGTGAGCAACTTACTAATAAACTTAATGCAGGTATACAAGCCGAAGATACTTTGCCAGTTATTGATTTGATAACTAAGCTAAATGGTATTATTAATATCATTCCTAATCAGATTAAATCTTTAGGTGAAGCTAAACAAGCTGCTGCTCTTGAAATAGAACAGAAGAAAGCTCGTGGTGGTAAAGTAGTTACTAGTTCTATGTCTGCTAAAGATGCTAGTGATTTAGAAGCTCAAGTAGAAGCTCAAAAGAGAGAGCTAGGATTGGTAAGCGATAGTATTGTTAACACTCCTTTACGGGGGAAATACGAAAGTACAAAATGATACCGGTTAAACCTGAATATAAGCAAACTAAGTTATACTTTGATGAGCCTACTCATAAGTATACTGATAATTGTGGTAATTCTTATATTAGTGCCACTACTATTATTCATTCGTATGTTCCTAAGTTTGATTCTAATTATTGGGCTAAATATAAGGCTAAAGAAGAAAATACTTCTATTAAAGATATAAAGAATCAATGGGATACCATACGAGATAAAGCCTGTGATATGGGTAATGTCTATCATAATAGTTTTGAAGATGGTATTCGTCAGAATAGTAAATTCTTCAATGCTATTAAATATCTGAATAAACAAGAAAGTAAACAAATGGTTACTGTTGCTGATTTAGATGTTGTTGATAGTCATGTAAGACTTCTCGATGTTGATGCTTTCATTGAACATACTGAAAACAAATATCCTGAAATATATAAAGTATTTAAGTTCTATACTGAACGAGATTATAAGATATATTCAGAGATAGGAGCATTTCTTCCTAAGTATCTTCTTAGTGGAACTATTGATATACTTCCTATTCGTGAAGATGGTTTTGTTATTCTTGATTGGAAAACTAATCGTACAGGTCTTAGATTTCAAGCAGGATACTATAAGAAAGATAAAACTGTTCGTCCAGTACAAGAAACAGATGAATGGGTTCATAAGCCCGAAGATGTTCTACTTCCACCGTTTGGTGGTCTGCCTAATTGTAATGGTACTACTTATGCCTTGCAGTTAAATCTATATGCTAAAATGGTTCATCTTATTACTGGTTTGCCTTGTCGTGGTTTAGCTCTTTGTCATATTGAAGTTCCGTTTGTTCTTAACCAATATGGTAGACCTCAAAGATTTAAAGACGGTTTTCATATTGATGAAAGTAAAAGTGAAACAGCTAAGTGGTATAAGATACCTAGATTAGAACCTGAAATAGATACTATGCTTAATATCCGTTATCAAACTGTTAATGGAAGTCAGAAACAACAAATGAATTTATTTGTATAATATAAATGTAATATCATGTCTAAATATAATAATTTATTAATAGATAGGTGTCGTACTGTTGATTGGAGAAAGACACTAGAGAATAAAGGTTATTCTTACTTTGATAAAGGTAAGTATAATCTTAATCTTATTGGTGTTCGTTCCAAAGAACATGGTAATGAGTTCAATGATGTTTTTATAATTGATTATTGGACAGCTAATGGTAAGAGATATACTCCTATATATCCTTGTACTACTGACCCTGGTTATAAAAGTCTTACTAATCCTGTTAATATTAAAGGTTGTGCAATTCTAGTTCCTGGTCAGTATCGTGGTTGTTTTAAGAAAGGTTATCATAAGGGACAATATCTTGCTCTTGTTCAACATAAACCTGTTAAAGTATTCCGTGATGCTAATAAAGATTTCTATCTTGATTGTGATGAATCAACAATAGAAGAAGGAATGTTCGGTATTAATATTCATAAAGCAGGAGAATCAAGTGTTGTTGTTGACGGTTGGTCTGCTGGCTGTCAAGTTCTAGCTAGAAGTATGGATTTCAGAGAACTTATGAATATAGTTAACTTAGCAATTCCTTTGTGGGGCGATGTATTTACTTACACGTTGTTAGAAGAAAAAGACTTAATAATATGAAACTGAAGAGTATTGGAATAGGACTATTAATAGTAGTAATCCCATTTGTTATAATTGGAGTATTAAACAATTTTGTTTTTAATAAGGAAAATGTAGAAGTCCCACTTATCGTTCCTGATACTATATATCAGGAAATAAAAACAAAAAGAGATAGTTTACAACTAGTAATAGATTCTATTCTCAATACTCTTAATAATACTAATCAGTATGAGAAAGAATTTGATAAAGCAATTAGTGATACTGATAGTATTGCTATTCTCGAACGCTTCATATATCTTGTGTCAAAACCAATCGGAGTTGAGAATCCAAAGGTTGGAGACGAAGGTAGATAGTTTACAGCAATCCTACTCCTTTACGGGGGATGGCGGAGCGAAGCGACGCCTAGATAAAGAAGTATTAAGAATAGCCAATGCAAAGTTAATACTTTCAGAAGAGTATAAAAGTCAATATGAATCCTACAAGAAGTTATACGAACTAAAAGTTAAAGATAGCTACTTGCAGGATTCTATTATATCTAAGCAACGTGAAGAAATAAAGAGGATAACAATACTAGGAAATCAAGCTATTGTTAATCTTAATAAGGAATATAATAAGTCTAAAAAGTATAAGAAGCAACGTAATGGATTCATAGCTAGTACAGGTGTGCTAGCTATTCTTGTTGCTATACTACTAAAATAATTAATTGTAAGCTATGCAACTGTCTGAATACCCGTTCTTCATGTATTATTATGAAGAAGATAAAGGAAAGAAATATAAGCACGCAAGAGACTGTGGATATAAAGACCCATTCGACCATTTCTTAATAGGAGAAAGCGGAGGGTTCTTAATGAATATTGACCCACATAAGCGTTTTGTTAATACAGACCTTTTACGTCCTGCTGCTGTTACTTATGAGAAAGAAGGAGTTTATACTAAGTTTGCAGTAGATAGTATGCCTCATATAAACTTTCGTAAACAGGAAACTCTACGTAGACTTGTTGGTTTTAAAGCTCCTTGTCTTATGGATACTAGAACTGGTGAGATAGAAGATGTCTATATTACTGGTGAACATTATAATTTTATTAATTATGGTCGTATTCTTAAACTAGATACTAAAACACTTCGAGTAGAAGAAGGTAAGGTTACTGGTCGTAAGATAAGAGGATTTCCTAGATTTATTGATTGCCAGTGGTGGTACTTCTTAATCAAACAGTTCTGTCGAGAAAATGGTATGTTTCTTATCAATGATAAGACAAGACGTGGTGGATTTAGTTATATGGAAGCTATTGGTTCTGCTAACTTTATCAATCTTACTCCTAACCGTGCTGTTATTCATGCGGCTAGTGATAATAAGTTTTTGGTTCAATCAGGAGGTCTATCTGACTTTATGAAGAAGCAAATTATCTTCTATGAATCTAATACTCCTTTTGCTAGAGGTATAGCTAAGATTGATGCTAGTGATTTTATCTTAGGTTATAAAGACCCTAGTACAGCTATTATAGATGATAACAGTTGGAATAGTGCTTGTATATCTGTATCTACTAAGAACAATCCTTCTGCTGCTGTTGGTAAAGATGCCGGAGAAATCAAGTGTGAGGAAATGTCAGAGTTTGAGAACTTCGATGATTTCATGGATGTAACTGAACCTACTCTAAAGACTGGTTCTGTTACTACTGGTTTTCTTAATGCTTGGGGTACTGCTGGTAAAGCTAATGCAGGTTGGGTAACATTTGAGCAAAACTTTTATGACCCTAGAGGTAGAAACTTTATGGCATTTGAAAATGTATGGGATAAAGATAGTAGAGCAGAAGTATGTGGTTACTTTAAACCTTATTGTTGGGGACTTGAAGGTTATAAGATTGGCGACGATAATCAAATCGCTACTCTTACTTCTCTTGATGATGATGGTAATTCTGATATAGCTCTTGGTTTTCAAATAGCAGAAGAAGAACGTGCTGCTGAAAAAGCTAAGAGTAAATCATTCGCTAAGTTTATTAGTTATTGTGGACAGTATGCTAATATGCCTAGTGAATCATTTAGTTCTGTAAGTGAGAATATATTTAGTAGTGAGATATTAGATGAATGGGAGCAAGAACTAAAAATGTCTAATAAATATAACTTCTATATAGATGGTAAGTTTGTAGAATATGATTCGGATAACTTCGAGTTTATTCCTAATGAACGTATTGCTGCTACTGGTGGTGTATTTAAGAAGGATTACTTTGATTATATTAAGAATGTTCCTCGTCATTCTAATGAAGACCCTGAAGGTTGTATTCGTAAATGGTTTAATCCAATTAAAGTAGAATACATAGATAAAAAGACAGGTCAGCTAACTAAAGGTACTCCACCGGGAATATATAGTATTAGTTATGACCCTGTTGGTATTGATAAAGATAAGAAAGAACTTACTAATAAACATTCACATAATAGTATTAAAGTTTGGATGAATCCTTGTATATATAATGGTTATCGTCCTAGATTATGTGCTGTGTATTATGGTCGTCCTGATGAACTAGAGAAAGCAGATAGAATCTGTTATTATTTTGCAGTTACTTATAATTGTCTTGGTACAACTAATGTCGAGATTAACCGTGGTGAAACAGTTAGTAATTTTAAGAAGTGGAAAGCTATTAGATACTTAGGTTATCACCCAGTTCATTTATGGGATACTAATATTAATACTAAGAAGATTAATACTATTGGTTATGATATTAGTAGTGAGACAGTTAAACTTGATGGTCTTAGAATGTTAAAGGAAATGTTGTATTCCCCCATAGGGAAGTTCGAGGACGGTCGTGATATGCTTGTTCTTCATACTATATATGATTATCAGTCTATACTAGAGTTAAAGAAATGGTCTAATACTGGTAACTTTGACCGTGTATCTGAAATGATTGTTCGTGGTATTGAATGGGCTGCTAATGATAAGTTTGCTAAAAAGCAGCTTGAACATAGACAGAGAGTGCAAACAGAGAAAGAAAACTTTTGGAATCGTAAACGTTATTAATTATGAGTTGGTTAACAGAAAGCAACAGGTTAAAACATTTCCTCTACGCAATCCCATGTGGATTACTAGGAATAATGTTAGTAGTAGGCTTAGCCGTAGGCATGGAATTTAAAGATAAAATGTATGGCGGTAAGTTTGATTTCTTGGATATTTTAGCTACATTGCTTGGCGGAATGATAGGATTCGTATTAATGCTAGTTATAGTAATAAGTACGGGTGCTATTAATTGGTACATTAATATACTTATTAAACTAAGCGAATTGTTATGATTGATGCTAAGCTAAATGCTCGATTTGGGGACATGCCTAAACAGCGTGTCCCTAATTCTGAAAAGGATGAATACTGGGCTGGTAGAACAATAGATTATTGTATTGCTGCCGGACTAGCGTGTAATGATAGAACTAAGACGGAACAACTTCTTGAAATACTTCATGGAGAAATGCCTGACGAGTTCTATCGTAAAACACTTAACCCTTATAATGCTACGAAGGAGAACTTTAAAAGATTTCCTGCTACTCTAAGGAATCTTGATATTATTAATGATGTAGTTCGTCGTTATTTATCAGAATACGTTAAATCTCAACATGAATTTATTGTTGGTGCTAATAATCCTGAAATCATTATGGCTCGTGATGCTGCTATTCGAGAAGATATAGTTAAGCGAGCTATGTTAGCATTTCAACAAGAACTTCAAAGGAGAATACAGCAACAACAAGCTGAAAATGTTCAACTAGAAGCTCAAGGACAACCAATACAAGAGGTTGATCCTGAACAATTAGCAGCTGATGCAGAAGAGTTTGAAAAGAATTTTATTGATAATTATATAGATGAAATAAGTGCACAAGCTCAGCAACTATTAGAAGTTATTGATGATGTTCTTAATAACGAGACAATAATTCCAGTTGAGTACTTTAACTATATCGTTACAGGGGAAGTTTATAGTTTCCATACTGTTCGTGGTAAAAAGCTAGTTAAAGAGTGGGTTCCAACTACTGATATGTTTCCTGTTCCTAATGGAGAGCAAATGGTATCTAAGTATGATATTGTAGCTCGTAGAATGTTGATGAGTTATAATCAAGTAATAGACCAATTCTCTGATGAACTATCAGATGAAGAACTAGAGTTTATAACTAAGTATTATAATCCTAGTACAGTTGGTGCTACTCGTACACTTAGTCTTAATGCTTATACTTATTATTTTCCTGAAAAGTGTAAGAGCTATGAGAATGATAATAGAGATATATTTCCTTCTGATGGTTATGATTTAAGATTAAAGAACGGAGAACTTTTAGAAGTATGGCATGTTAATTGGAGAGGTTATACACAAGTTAAGATACTAAAGTACATTAATGAGGTAGGATTAGTTGATGAGATGATTGTTCCTGATGATTTTGAATTTAATCCTGAACTCGGACATATTGAGATAACTTCTGTATATAAACCACAAGTTTACGAAGGTTATCGTATAGGAGGTCAACGCTTTGGTATATATCCAGGTGGTGCTAAACCTATTCCTTTCCAATTAGATGATGATGTTAGATTGCAGTATTGTGGACTTCAAGAAGTACTTCCTCAAATGGGAAGATTCTCTATTGTAGAAATACTTACTCCATTTCAAATATTAATCAATATCTTCTCTTATCATAGAGAGATGATGATAGCTAAGAACAAGATGTTTATTCTTGTTGCAGCTAAATCTTTATTTGGAGAAGATGCAGAAGAAGCTATTTATAATATAGCGGCAGAGGGGATATTTCCTTATGATGATGCAGAAGATATTAATAGTACTAAAGCACAATCTATTAAAATGCTTGATGCCAATATCTCCGGTTATATTACTGAAATATCTAATCTTATTGAATCTATTAAAGCTAGTGCTCGTGAAATGGTAGATATGACACCACAACGTTATGGACAAATAGCAACTAGTGCTGGTAAAGGTACAACAGAAGAAGCTATTATTCGTGGTTCAATGGGCACAGTTATTATTAACTATATGTTCGATAAGTTCCGTGAGGACGAATATCTAATAGATTTAAATAATTCCAAGTTAGCTTGGATAGATGGATTAGATACTTCTTACTATGATAAGTCAGATAGAAAACAATATGTCTCTCTTAGTGTAAATAATCATACTCTCGGACAATACGTAATCAAAGCTAAAAACTCTGATAGAGAAACAGAGAAGTTTGAACAACTTAAAGAGTGGGCTTTCAACGCCAGTCAAAATGGAGATTTAATGTCTGCTGTTGCTGCTATTACTTCCGGTAATATATCCAGTCTTAAACTAGCTATTAATCGTTATCAAGAGATTCGTCAGAAGAATGAAGAATCACTTAGACAATTAGACCAACAATTAGAAGAAGCTAAGAATAAAGCTGTTCTTGAACAGATAGCTGCTAAGGGAGAACAAGATGCTAGGCTAGCAGAAATCAAAGGTTATTATGATTTACTTGCTAAAGGAATGGATACAGAAGCTGCTATGGCTGCTTTAGCTAATCAACCTGTGCAAACTGCTCCACAAGATAATTCTGCCGAACTATCATTGAAACAAGCTGAACTAAATGAAAAGAAACGAGCTAAGGATTTAGATATGATTAACTCTGCGTTAGATAGAGATAATGAACTAAAGATAGCTAAAGAGAATAAGAATAGATATGATAGTTCTAAGTCTAAATCTAGTTCTACTAAGAAGTGAATACTAAGTTATAATTAGCTATATACCATTCTCTATGATTCAGACGTGCCCTACGGAACTTTCCGTAGGGTTTTTCGTATCCATAAAATCGACGTAGATAGCGTTTCCTTTGCCTCTGTTGCATTTACCCTATCGAATGGATAAACTGTAAAGGAAAACATTAAAATGCCGTGACGGGTCTTAAAATGGCTCATTTTTTTGCCCTGTATCGAACGCAAAGTTTCTGCTGATAAGATTAACTCTAGTAATACTTAAATACAAATACGGGCAATTCTAAACCTAATAATAAGAGTATTCAGACTAGTAAGAGTTTGCTTTCTCATATTATTAGATTACATTTGAGTGAAAGTAATAATCAAAACATATTTATTATGGGAACTTTTAGTAGTAATAACGATTTAGATTTAAGTACTGGTAGTATTGATACTGGCGATACTGCCAATACTGGAGGTCAAGGTACTGGCTCTGGTGCTAACGGCAATCCTGCCGGACAGGGACAACAAGGTGCTGGACAAGAAGGACAACAAGGACAAGGCGAAGGTGCTAACGGCAATCCTGCCGGACAGGGACAACAAGGTGCTGGACAAGAAGGACAACAAGGACAAGGCGAAGGTGCTAATACTGGTACTGTTGATAATGGAGGTAAAAACCAAGAAGGACAACAGGGACAAGGAGAAGGTGCTAATACTGGTACTGTTGATAATGGAGGTAAAAACCAAGAAGGACAACAGGGACAAGGAGAAGGACAGCAAGGAAGCTCCTCTACGGGGGAAGAAGTGGTATTATCAGAAGGTGATACTATAAATGTTGATGGTGTAGATTATACTATTGATGCTAACGGTAATGCTCTTGCTGTTGATGGAACTATATTTCGTACTGCTGCTGAACTTGCTGAACTTATATCTCAAAATGGTTCTGAACCAAGTGTTCTTGAACAATTACAAACTCGTTTCGGTTCTGACTTTAAAGATGAGAATGGTAATCCTATTGTATTCGATAATAATACAGAAGGTATTGCTGCTTATGTTGATACAGTAATTCAGAATAGAATTGCAGAAGCTCAAACTGCTGCTCTTAATAATCTGTTTGAAACTTATCCGCAAGTAGAACAAGTTATTAATCATCTTAAACTTAACGGTACTCTTGACGACTTCGTAGAAATTCCTGATAGAAGTCAGATTACTGTTAGTAAAGATAACGAAGAACAACAAGCTACTTTCATTCGTGAAGAATGGAAACTTAGTGGTAAAAAAGGAGATGTAAATAAATTCATTGACTATTGTAAGAACGCCGGTATTCTTTATGATACTGCTGTTGAATCTAAAGAAGCTGTTGATAGCATTTATGAATCTCGACTTGCTGAACAGAAAGCACAAGTAGAAGCTAAAGAAGCTGCTGCTGCTGCCGAAGAGAAAGCATATTGGGATAATGTAGAAAAGACTATTAGTAAAGGCGAACTATTAGGTTATAGTATTCCTGAACAAATTCAGTGTAACAAAGACGGAAAGAAAGTAATGCTTAGTCGCAAAGACTTCTTGAAGTATGTGTCTACTCCTGTTGACAATGAAGGTAATACAGCCTATATGTTAGACGAAGCTAAAGTTGATTCTAATGCTCGTATGCAGGATGATTTACTTAAAGCATTTCTTAGGTTTACTGGTGGCGATTATGCTAGTCTTGTCGGTATGGCTGTTAATAAGCAGAAAGTTCTATCTATTAGAACTACCGCAGCACAAACTACTGGTAAAAGGACTGTTATTATCAATAGTAAAGGTAATAATTCTAAGACAGTTGATAATGACCAACTAGTCTTGAACTAACTAAATTAAAACAAATATGTACAGATTAAGAGAAGTCGAAAGAGGTAGATATGATGATAGAGGTTACTCTAATGAGCAATCTCTTGCTGCCTTAATGATTCAAAAACCGGAAGAGATTAACAACTTCCTGACTTACACTTATGGTATGGAAGATGACCGATTCCCGCTAACTTTCCTTACAGAAGGACAAGGTGCTGCTGGTGTTCGTGATATTACTACTGTTGAGTGGACTTGGAAGACAATGGGTCGTCAGAGATTCAATGATTACATTGTTTGGGCTGATACTAGTGATACTACTCCTGGTATTGGTGGTAAATCTATTAAGGTTGAGTTTGCTACTGGTCTTATTATTGAACAGTATGGTTTGCTTGCTCCTGATGGTAAAACTGCTGTTCGTGTAATGCGAGACCATGGTGCTGGTAGTCATGGTGGACATCTGTATTCTTTGCAGCTAAAGAATCCTGATAAAAGTGCTTATGTTGACCCTGATAATCTTGAAAAAGGTAAGTATTGGTGTATGTTAGCTCCGTCTATTCCTGAATCTTATTCTAAGGGTAACAAGACTAATGTAATGGGACCTGGTGTTATGAAATCCCAGCTAGGATTCAAGCGTTATAGCAAGGAAATTGCAGGTAACATTAGTAATGTTATTGTTAGCTATGCTTTCAAGACTAAAGGTGGTGGTACTGACACTCGTTGGATTAACGAAGAAATGCGTCAGTTCGATGTTCAGATGCGTATCTCTAATGAGATTGACTTATGGACATCTCGTTACAATCGTACTGTTAATGGTACTATTGATATGAAGGATTGGGATAATGACCAACCAATTCCCGAAACTGCTGGTATGTTTGAAATCCTCGAAGAGTCTAACTATGATACTTATGGTGAATACTTGCCTCTTAGCAAGCTAAAAAGAACTATTGGTGACGTAGTTGATAAGGATACTGATACTGGTTCTATGGAGATTACTCTGTATGCAGGTAAAGGTGGTATCGAAGATTTCGATATGGCTATCCGTGAAGATGTTAAGTCCGAAGGATTTATTACTCCTCTTGGAGAGAAAATGATTGGTGAAGAAGGTGGTGGTCTTACTTATGGTAAATACTTCCGTAAATATAAAACTATTGACGGACATACTGTTACTTGTATTCATCTTCCTTTCTTGGATAAATCTCCTATTGCTGAAACAGCAAAAGCTAATGGACTTATTCATCCTCGTACTGGTTTGCCTATGACATCTCACAAACTGATGTTCATTGACAACTCTGTATATAACGGAAATCGTAATGTTCGTATGGTACGTATGAAAGGTCAGTCTTACCTTGTTGGTGTATTGAAAGGTCTTACTCCTATTCCACCGTCTTGGGGTTCTGTTCCTAGCAATTCTATATCTACGGATATTGATAAGTCTCAATATGAAGTTAAAATGTCTCGTGGTCTGCAAGTAGATAGACAAGAGAAGATGTTCATGTTGGAGTGCGTACTCTAAGTTAAACAATTAAAATTGAAATTATAATGGAAGGACAAGCACCAAAAGCCGGAACATTCGGCAGTAGTCTAAATAATCCAACTAATAGCCCTAGTGCTACTACACAGGCTAAAGCTCCGGAAACTCCTAGAGAAACCTATGAACAACTTCTTAAAAAAGAAGATGGTTTAGATAGAGACTTCTTAGAAGAAAGATATATTACAATAGCTCTTGCTACTGATATTACTATTAATTCTGTTTATCGTCAAGTTAATGCTAGATATATCGTTGACCGTCACGATAGCATTGGTGGTAGTATTAATTCAGCTAGAATCTTAACTAGCAACTATAAAGAAATGGAAGCGTATATGCCTTCTCTTGTTGGTTGTTCTGTTAATTCACAGGAATATATTACTCGTGTTCAACGTTGGTTCAATAGCATATCTATTCCTGTTGATGGTGAAGGAAAGAAACTTAATTGTTCTTTCCAATGGAATAAGAAAAGAGATTATCTGAACTATAAGATAGATGAAACAGAGATTATCGAAGAATATGATAATGCTGAAAAGTCTAATCCTAAACAGTTGAAAGATGCTATTGCTAAATATGTAACTAAGATTAATGCTCTTGAAGCAACTCGTTATCAATACGGACATCCTATTAAAGTAGATGATTACTTAGCATATCGTCATTGTTTACTTTATCCTATTGTCGCTAAAGACGTAGCTATTATTAGCTTCGACCCTCGTGTTAAATTCTATATTAAAGATGAACAACGAGAAAATAATCGTCTTAAACGTAATCGTATTCAAGCTAACAAAGCAAGACGTAATTATCTTGATGCTATTGATAACGATGCTAAGTTCAAAGCTATTTTCGTATGTTATTCTGCTAGTAACAAACAAGATGTATTATCTAACTTGTTACTTGATAGAACTATCCAAGAAAAGATGCTTGATGACTTTGCAATTAAAGAGCCGGAGAAATTCAACAAACTGTTTAACAATTCACAAATTGAGCTTCAAGCGTTCATTGAAGAAGCTATTGCCAAAGGTGAGCTAGTTCGTTCTGATGTTAATCAAACTGTTCTTACTCCCGAAGGTGGATTTATCGGAGCTAACATGAAAGAAGCGTTGGCTTATTTCAGTAATCCCGAAAATGCTGATTATAAAAGAGCACTTGAAACTAAACTAAAATTATAATAACTATTTATTATGAAAGTAGCAGAGATACATAACGAGTTCATGCTTCTAGCTCAACAAATGGGCATGAAAACTGTGCGAGCAATACTTCCCGAACAGGTAGACGAAATAATCAATTTAGAGACTATCGAATATGTGAAAGATGTTTTCTCTCGTAAAGGTAATCGTGAACTCGATGGTATCTCTGATAACGTTATAAGATTAACAGAACTTAGTCCTCTTCATACTAGTATTAAGATTGAAGCTGAACAAGGAGATATAATGTTTGGTACTGGTTATAAGGTAGAGTTGAACGACTATCCGACACCCATGTTCTACACATCTGTCTACTCCTTTAAGGGGGATAAGTCTTATCGTTGCAGATTGATAGACTTAGATTTAGTGAGTGAAACGATGAACGATTATCATTCAAAGTCTATTGTTATAAGTCCTATATGTTATAAGACTAAATCTAATATTGAAGTAATAGCGACATTCGAGATAGAAAAATTCTTAGTTAATTATATTAAGTATCCTACTCTAATTAGTATTGCAACCGATACTACGAATGAACTATCAGATGTTGCTATGCACGAAGTTATTAAGAGAGCTGTTAATACCTTTAATGCTATCTCTAATAATAATAGTTATGAGAAAGTTTCAAACGAATTATCTAAATTAGAATAAAATGGAAAGACTGTTGTTTGCAGGTAATGTTGCATTAGCTACTACTCCCGCCACTTTAGCTGCTGTTAATGCAGCAGGTATTACAGAGGGTGCTGTTGCTCTTTACGACAACGAAGGTGCAATCATCTCGAAAGCTCTTACTAAGAACATTCCGATGTTTACCTTGTTTGTTGGTGGTGGAGCATTTGCTAATAAGAGCAAGTATACCAATATTGTATCTGATATTGATACTAGACGTTTCTCTTATGTTAAGAGTGTCTATGCTGCCGGAACTAAATTTAGTGCGGAAATTACTGTTCCTACCCCCGTAGAAGGAAAGGATTATACGTTAACTATGGCTAAAGCTCATACTGTTCTTAATGAACGTTATAAGTGGTCGGCTAGTGAACGTGCTCGTGAAGGTGATACTGCTGCTATTATTGCTAAGAAGTTAAGTACTCAACTTAATTCTCTTGGTAAGAATGAAGGATTTACTGCTAGTGTTGCTGCTGCTAAAATTACCGTAACTGGTACTGATTATGAAGCATGGAATCTGATTGCAGGAGATTCGTTATTTGGAGCAAAAGTAACTACTACAAAAGCTATGAAACCAATTAATGATGACGCTGCTCTTAAAGAATTACAGATTCGTTGTATTGGTGGTGAAGGTATTAATTCTACTAGCAATGATGCTCGTAAGTTATATACTTTGCCGGAGTTCTCTAATGCAGGCGGTTGGACAGTATTTACACTAACCTTCTATCCTCATCGTGACCTTCGTAGTGGTAGTACCGAAAATGTTAAAACTATTATTCATCTTGCTATTCCGACAGGAGCTGCTCAAATAGCTACTCTTGAAACAATATTTGCATCTGTTAATACTCCGGCAGCAGCAGCAGGAGCTTAAAGAAGATATTGTAAATATAACTCGTAATAGTTTAATAAAGGGGTTGCTATTAATGTTAAAATTAGTAGTAATCCCTTTAATCATAAATAGGGATGAAGGAAATTATCGAATCTGCTCTTAATCAAGGCTTGAGTTCCTTGATAACTATTTCTATTTTCCTACTACTATATAAGTGGTTGGACAATAAGAAAAAGACTGAAAGCGAAAAGTTTGTTAGTTCTATTAGCAATACTCTTGATGAAGTATCTAAGTCATTACTACAAGTCTCAACGTTTATTACTGATATTACAAAGAATATCATAGATAAAGATAAGGACAAATGTAAGACTGCAATAGAAGATTCTATGCTCGCTTCGGCAATGAGATTGACAATGTTCGTTACTAATACTGTTATTAATAACCACATCCATACTAATAAAGATAATATACTTGCTAATATCCATAATATAGTTAATGCAGAGTTTTACAGTGTATTCTCTAGCTTAGCTTTATATAAGATTAATGGAGTAAAGGCTAGTGATAATATGAAAAAGGATTGGATGCCGTCAGTAGAGAAGTCTATAATAGAGATAGTGTTTAATGACAATCTTAGTAAAGAAGATAAAATATCTAGTTTTAATAATAAAATAAACTTGAAGTTTCAGTCTTACATAACTTATATAACAAATAATACATTAAAGTGATGGACATAAACTTCGATAATGTAAAAAGCAAATTGGTTGATAGAGGTGTACAAGTTGTACACCTCTCCAACATTGGATTCATTCTTACTAATGAAGATATATGTAGATATAATGCTATGGTTATTCTTAGTAATATGTCTAATGTAGAATCTAAACTTAGTGAAGAACAACAGCAAAATCTAATTGCAATGTATAACGAATTAATAGTAATGCAATGAGAAAGAACGAAGATGGAATGTATACTTATCTTGATGTTCCAAGTAAGTATAATTGTGTTTATAAAAAACTACTTATTAAGTTAAGTGACTTAGGAGTAGATATGATTAAAGATTGTACTTCTACTTGTAAAGGTATCAATCGTCAAGTAATTAACTGTTGGAATATGTTTCAATCTGCTTGTGCAGCTTATACTCTAGGGTATTGGAAGCAAGCAGATTTACTTATTAATTACATTAATAGTTCTCTACAATTCGGTTGTGATGAATATACTACTGATGAGAAACCAGTATTTATGATATTTGAACTAAATATACCTATTACTATAAATGGTTCTCAAAAGATAAAATATAATGAAGCTAATTTTGTCATAGCTAATAGAGAATATGTAGTTGAAGATACTCTTACTATTTATCAAGTAATTAATGAAAGAGAAAATATAATAGCTTCAGGTTTATCTGTTAATAGTCCTGTTAAGTTCAATGAATTAGTTCTTAATGCAGAAGTAGGACAAGTTTATATATTCAGAGCTAGTGTAGAAGGACAAGATGGAGAGACTTATTATTCTAATGATTATATTGTAGAATGTGTTTCTGTTCCTGCTATGAACGTAATGTATTATGGACATACGGATATTGCTCCGCAAGTATTTGATAAAATGTCTATTAATGATATCATGGCTATTGAAGGTAACACTCCTAGAACTATTACGGGAAGTAATAATAATACTTTTATTATTAAACAGAAAAAGAAAATCCATTATTTATTGATACCTGATAAGTTAATGACTCTCGTTAAAGCTGAATATGGTACTACTCTTGTTACTACTCTTTGGGATGGAGAAGAAGGTGCTTATAAGACAAATAATCCAGGTGGAATTTATGATGGTATTCATTATAATGTATTCTTCTTATATTCTCCTTCTATATTCGATGATGATATTCGTATAACTTGTAGAAATAAATAATATGAGAAAAGGAATAAGTATAGGTCAGCCTCTTGTTAACAATAGTGTAGATGATAATTATAATCCTCTACCTGATGTTGATGCTAAGTATGGACCTTATAATAGTATTGCAGAAGCTCTGAAAGAATTGCCTCCTGAATTACGTTCAGTAGGTCTTACAGTAGGTATTAAACAAAATAATATTATTAACGAGTATTGGTTTAATGGAGGTATTGAAAACAAGAATCTTGTAGTTAAGCAACAAGGTGGTGGATATGAACCAGTTCAAACTGTTTATATACAAGACAATCCTCCTGCTAATACAAATTCTCTTTGGGTAGATACTTCTGGATTAGGAGCAGCTCTTGAAGAAGATGAAAAGCTAGCTCCTATAATTCAATCTATTCAAGTGATACAAAAGTATCTTGATACTATTGTCCATCAGAGAGATTTAATTATAAATCCCGGTCATGTTAGTAATACTTTTACTAAGTCTATATTAAAAGAATATACTCCTATTGACCCTAATACTGGACAATTAGCAATTAGAGTTGCTGCTGTTGGTGAAAGTCTTGAACCTGAAACAGATGAATATGAACCAAATACTAAAGCGGTTCGTGGGCATTATGGTACTCTTAAAGAAATCCAAGATAACTTTAATAATTTCGTAGATTACGAACTTCTAATTGCTACTGATGTAAAACTTCTATATACTAAGATTAATGGAGAACCTGTTAATCTTACTGGTACTAGTTCAGGCGGTGGCGGCAGTATTGATTATGAAGCATTAGATAAATTAGATACTATTGGTTTCGTTGCCCCTAATGGACAAGTATATCGTGTTAAGGTTAATAATAACGGACAGCTAGTAGTATATAAGAAAGAGTTAGATACACCACAAGCAGAACCCACTGGTGGACAAGAAGAACCCGGAACTGGTTGGATATATGTAACTACTCTATATCTACAAAAGTTATATATTAACTCTTTGTATTGTGGCGGTATTACTAGTGACGAATATAGTTATAATCCATGCTCTCATAACTTCGTTGAACTTAGTAATCTTACGGGTAAAGATGTGTCTCTTAATGGACTATCATTACAGTATGGTACAGAAGGTGGAAACTGGGAAGTACTTCCTTTATGGGGGAATATCAAAGCAGGTTCGACATTCTTAATTAGAGGTGCTCAATGTTCAGTAATGAATGTTAATACTACTCGTATTAAAGTTGAGACTTATGATATGGAATGGTATGCTAGTGATGGTAATCTTATTAAGTTTGATAATAAGAAAGCTAAGTTCTTTTTAACTTGGGGAACATCACCTAGTTCTGTTGCGAATCCTTATAATAACACGACTTCCCCCATAAGGGTATCTAAAGGTTATATTGATTTAGTTGGACTTCAAATCTTAAATGCTGGTGATGCTGATAAAGTTGATGCTGCTGAAAATACTGCTTATGGTTATCTTACTAGTAAGTATTTATTTACTAAGTACTATACTATGGACAATGTTAAGCAAGCTACTAAAGCTCTTAGTGCTAGAAATAACGCTAATGATATGTACTTTGTTAACCTAGAAGCTGATGTTATTCCTAGAGTAGAATCTTATACTCCACGTGCTAGCTTTGAGAACAAGAATATATTCTTTAATAAGACTTTACTAGACCATACTAAACCTAATAAGGTTACTATGACTTTAGGTAGAAAGGCTTGTTATACTTTTAATGAATCTAATGAACCTAATGATGATGCTAGTAGGTGTTTCAATTGGGTGTCAGTAGGTTACTATGATGAGTATTTATGGTATCGTGCATATAGAAGTGACGGTAGTTATACTAATTGGACTAAAGTAGAATCATTTAAAAATGAGACTGGTGTTCGTAAATATTATAATCGTATTCGTGCAATAACTACTGATGGTACTCCTTTTACTACTCATAAAGTAATACTTACTCATTTAGGAGAACAATATGATACTCATACAAGGGATAAGAATATTTATTACGAATATTATGTAGGTAGAGATGAAACTTATAAGAGCGATATTCGTAGATTTGTAGTTATGAGTGAAAATGCAGGTAGCGAAGTTCTTAACTTTGTTCAGACTTCCGACCAACAAGGCTTTAATTGGGATGAATATAATGTATGGAGAATAACTGCCAATCAAATAAAGAAGGACTTTAATAGATATGAAACCAGTAACATATCTGTGTGTTACTTTATGATTAATACTGGCGATATGACACAGAATGGTAATCGTATTAATGAATGGTTAGATTATGAAGCAGGAAGAGAACCACTATACGATATTGCTGAAATGGTAACTGTTGGTAACAATGATTTAACTCCGGCTAATGTATATGTTCTTGGTGATGGTGGCGATAATTCTAAGATTAATGCTACTAATATTAGATTCTTCTATTGTTACGAAATGGATGAAAATAATCCGCCAGTATTTACTGTTGAAGATAAAGAGATATTTGTCGAATCATTATATTCTTTTGATGTTGGTCATACCCATTTCTTATGTGTTAATAGTGAGATAAGTGCTAATACTGAAAGAGACGTTTACGGACTTACTACTACTGGTGTGATATATGATTTGATAAGACAATGGTGTGAAAGAGATGATGCTAATGCAATTAATGCTAAAGCTAAGATAGCTTATTGCCATGAAATGCCTTTTACTATTATTACTCAAAATCTTATTAATTCATTTTATTGGAATAATGAAGAAAACACTAGTGTTGAGAGAAGTGGTAGTAGATTGAATTTCAATACAACTAAAGCTAACGCTTATTGGTTCTCAAAATTCTTACAGACCCACAATTACCGTTTATGTCTTGGCGGACACAAACATACTTACAGTTGCAGTTATCCGATTTTAGAGAACGAAAATAGCTCTATGAAGCCTATCATACAGGTCACTGCGGACGTTTTAAAGAAGGATTTTAATTCTGATGAATTATATACGGAAACTGCCGAAGGTGCGTTAAAAGGGCAATCTTTCCCTAAATCTTGGGAAAATAATACTAACTTTGATATGTTGAAACACTTGTGTACATTTCAATTAGTAGAAGAAATAACTGCTCCTGTATATCTTATGTGTCAGGCTAGTGGATATAAACATACTAGTAATAAAGAACTTCCTAGTCCTAATATTCCGTGGTTAAGGTATTTCTTTCCTGCTAGTATTACTATTAATAGTAGAGACGATGTTACGGCTAAAGTTAATGCAGGTCAACGTTATCCTTTCTATATTAAGTATTTCTTAAAGCCAGGTAAGGTAGATGATTTACATTATTACCCTAATTTACAAGTTACTGTTAAGAAGTTATCTAATATATTTAATAACTCCGGTAAGTACAATGTTAATCTTCAAGGGTTGAATCCAACTTATGGAGTTGTTGGTGGTAATGGAGAAACTAATAATGGTAATGATATAATTAATGTGAAATTTCCAACTTATAATATTGATTAATTATGGCAGATAATATTAAAAGGTATAATCCTAAAACTGGTAATTGGGATATAAGTTCTTCTGGAAAAGCTACCGGTATTATTGTTGAAGACCCTCGTCTTATCGACCCTGAAGTAGCAGAAGAAGGAGTAACTGGCGAAAGTCTTAATGACGTTCTTGTTCGTCATGAACAAGAACTAAAGAAGCAAGGTGGATATATTGCTTGGCTTGCCGAACACGGTGGTGGCGGAAGCGGTGGCGGTGGTGGAACTACTGGTGATAAGGTTACTCTTACTAATGGTAATATAGTAAAAGAAGGTAATATTAATTATCTTTATTCTACTGTTACTACTAATATTAAGTTAGAGTATCTTATTACTTCTAGTAAGAATAATAAGAGATATTTTATTACTGTTACTCTTGATGGTAATAATATTATCGAAGGAAAAGAAGGTTGGACTAATACTCCTGGAGTTCTTACTATTCCGCAACTAGATAAATTCTCTGCTAACAGTAATCACTCTGTTGTAATCACAGCTAGTGATACAGACGGATTCTCTGCTGAATCTTATTTGCTTAATATAGTAGAAGCTAGTATTAAACTTACTAGTACTGTATCAGGTAATACTGCTACTGTTGGTCTTGACTACTTCTTTACTTATAGTATTACTAGTAAGATTATTGGTTCAAATGTTAACCTTGTTGTCACAAATGTGACTAATGGTGCTACTAAAACTATTGAATTAGGTAAGACAACCTCTACTGCTCCTAAACAAGTTAATGTTAACTTATGGGAACTAGGTAATATTATAGCAGGTAGTTCTTATACTATACAAGCACAAGCATTTACTTCAATGAATGAAGCTACTGTTCAATCTGATAAAGTAACGAATCGTGTAGTTGTGGAAGATGGTGCTAATCTTGTTGTTCTAGTAGAAGGTATTACTAGTAAAGAAGAAGTAGATGCAGGAGTTGAAAGAACTAAGTTCTCTCAAAGCGGTAATATTTCTTTTGCATTTACTCCATATCTTGCAGGAGTTAGTCTTATTTATTATGCAATTAGAATCGAACATAATGGTATTACTAAAGATATAGGTTACTTCGATGAAGGAAACTATAATGATAATCAATATGTTCAGCGCGGTAAACAACAAGTGTTTAGTTACGCTATTCCAATAGAAGGAGATGTTATTGGTAATTGGAATATTACACTTCGTTGTTGGTCTGAAAAAGGAGACCCTGTAACTGATACAGTTCTTGCTTGTGAAGTAGTATCTAGTTCCCAAGCTCTTATTGCAGACCAAAATCCTAATAATAGTAGATATGCTAGTTGGCACGTTCGTCAAGAAAGTTTCCCTCAAGTATCTACTACTAAAGTTTGGACTAGTAATGAACCAACATTTACTGCGCCTGGTTCTATTACTCCTAGTGGTGCTGTAACCAATCTTAATGTATATAATACAAACGGAGTACTATCAGGCTTCTTAACAGAGAATGGACAATCTATGTTACGTATATCAGGAGAAGCCTATGGTGTTATTGATGTACAACCATTTAAAGATGATATAACAACTCTTAATAACTGGTCGAGACAAGGATTTGGATTATCATGTACATTCAAGTCAGATATTCATCCGTTCTCAAATAGAACAATCTTCTTTATAGGGGATTACAATACTGACGAACAATTCTCCGAAGGTATTAAAGTAGGTCTTGAAGATATTATTTGGTCTTATACAGATGGTAATATTAAAGAAACTATTAGTTGTAAGATACAACAGAATGTTATTAATACTGTTGATTTTATAGTTAATAAGAATCAAGGAAAGATGATTGTCGGTATCTTTATCAATGGTATACTTAATGCTGCTCGTGAAATAAAGACTGACTTTACTTGGAAGACTAATTCTAAGATATATCTTGGTTGCGATATTAGTAATTCAGGACAGATTCAAAACTTTGCTGATGTTAACTTCTATGATATTAAGTTGTTCCGTGTTCCTGCTAATGATAAAGAAATTGTTATTAATGCAATGAACTCTAAAGCTAAAGCAACTCTTTTATCTGATGGTAGTGTAGACTTTACTGAATACAATAGAATGAAGTTAAAGAACTTCTTCTCTACTTCTGATTCAGAACCTCATTCTACTCTATGGGACGATATTAACCAAACGTATGCTAGTGTCAATTTCAACAGTCTTATCTCTGATACTACTAGAGTATTACCAGTTGATATAATGTTGATTAATTGCGCTAATACTGGTTTTACTCGTGCTATATTTGAAGAGATTGGAGGTCAGAATAATAATTGGTATAGTGGTTGTACTATGAGTTACTTTAGTCCAACTTCGGGAAAGTCTAGCTCTGAATATACTACTGATGTTTCTGTTTCTAAGCAAGGTACTTCTACTTTGAACAATCTTATTAAGAACTTAGAGATAAGATTCGATAAGATGCTTAAAGATGATGATGGCGGTAATCTTGATTATGAGCTATTCCAACCTAGAGAGACATGGTTTCCTGAAAGACAGTTTACACTTAAAGCTGACGTTGTTGACAGTGCTCATGCAAATAATGCTTCTATTGGTAAATGGATTAATGATAACTCGGATTTCTTATTCGAGAAAACTCCGCCTATGGAACAACTTGAATCTCATCGTCCAGTAGATACTCGTGATAGAACTGTAAAAGATAAAGTTACTATCAAACAAACGCTTGAAGGTTTTCCTATTATTCTTCTTATTCAGTTTGATGGGGAAGAAACTCAAACTATGCTTGGTATATATAGTTTTAATTTAGGTCGTGGAGCTTATTATAATATGGGATTCCGATTTATGAAAGACTTTACTACTAAGATAAAGAATACAGCAGGTGAATATGTTGATAATAAACTTCCTGCTTTTGTTACTTCTTATCATACTTATGCTCAAGATGAATTATTCGGAAACATAGACCAAAGAAAAGTTTATTCTTATGAGTTTGGGGAAAATGCAAATGTTATTGTAGATGGAGAAAAGATATTACCATTAGCATTGTTTATGCAAGACGATTTATCTATTATCAAACATGTAGGTGAATTTAAGTATAATGGTGGCAATTGGTTAGAACCTAGTGCAGCTGTTACTGATGATAATATTTGGAGAGCATTACAAGAGTTATTCTCTATCTTTGCTCAAATGACTTCATCGACAGTTAAGAAATACATTTGGAACGAGACTTCCGGTGGTTATGAAGAAACTGCTGGTGAATATCCTGCACAGTCTAGTTGGTCTACGCTTGCTGCTGAACTTGATACTAAGTTCTCAATTAAGAATGCTTACTCTTACTTATTAACGTGTGTAAAGTATGGGCTTGTTGATTCATTAGGTAAGAACTTAACTTTAGTCTGTTATGATGTTGGTGGGGCTAATAAGTGGTTTATCAGATTCTATGATATGGATACTGGTAATGGTCTTGATAATGTAGCTCTTGAATCTGTTGCTAAAACTGCTTGGTTAGATACATTTAGTAATAATGATAATAATAATGTTAACTCATTAGTTATTACTAAAAACGCTGCCGACGGTGGATATGATACTTATAGTTCTCGTATGTGGGATGTATTAAGAGATACTATCTTTGCTAATACTGGAGTATTCGATAGTTCTCTTGAAACTCTTTGGGACTTATGGAGAAACAATGCTACTATTTGTAAAGATATTAATGATTATATAGATAATTACTTTGCAGCTCAAACTAAAGATTGTGGAGAGCTTCTGTTTAATTATGATTATAATGTTAAGTATCTTACTGCTTATGTTGGTGAATCAGGTGGACAACCTTCTTATGCTAATATTGAATTTCTACATGGTACTCGTGTTGAGTATGTTCGAGATTGGATGAAGAAGAGAGTTTGGTTCTTTGACGGAGTATTTAAGTATAGCAATGCTGCTAATATTCAACCTTATAATAATAAAGGAACGTTTTCGGCAGGCGGTGCAGAAGCAACTAATCCTAAGCTGGTTGTTACTTCCAATTGTCCGGCTATATTTGTAGTTAACATTGGTAATACTACTGATACTAGATATTTCTTAGAAGAAGGTAAACCTACTGAAATTAGATTATCTCCTATCAGTTCTTTCAATACACAAATTACTATTAATAATACTCCTCAAATTAATGATATTGAAGGATTAGGCGGAATGAGATTCCAACGATTTATGTCTGCTATGAAACTTCCTAGTTTCTCTAAGTTAGACTTGTCTTCTGTTGATACTCTTAGTGATTCTCCTATTCCATTTGAAACAGTATTCGTTAATGATGAAGGCTATTCTGACGTAAGACATATTGATTTAAGTAATACTAAGTTTTGGAGCGGTAACATTGGACAAGGTACGTTTACGGTTAATATAGAAAAGTATACCAAGTTGAAAGATTTGAATATATCTAGTTCTATTGTAACTTCTATATCTTTACCTAATGCTTCTCTTGCATTACTGAATATTACTAATTCAGCTGTTGAAGGTATTAGTTTAGTTAATCAACCTTTCTTGGATAGATTAGATTTCTCTGGTTGTAAACGGTTAAAAACTGTTACTATTGATTCTTGTGATAAGATTACTGAATTAAACCTTAGTAATCTAGGAGACTTACATACTATAAGAATTACTTCGTGTCCTAACTTAAAGTCTATAATTTGTACTAACAACGTTAACTTAACTACATTTAATGTATCCAATTGTAATAATGTTGAAATCATTAATGTATCTCAATGTACTAATGAATCATTAACTGTTTATATAGTAGGTGTTCCTAATATTAAAGAATTAAATGTATCTAGTACTAATACACCTAATGATATTCAAGTAGCTTCAAGTTTACCTAATCTTAGAATACTTAATATTTCTAATAGTCAGGTATCAGCAATCCAATATGGTAATGCTGCTATTCCTACTTATAAAGAAAATAAGATATTCGATATTAGTAAACTTAATCTTACTAGTCTATCAGTTCAAAATGCTAAAGGTGTGCATTACTTTAAGTTTGATAATAATAGAAATACTCCTTTCAATGTAGGTGGTAGTTTCTTTGTTGGTTGTTCTAATCTTAAAAGAGTGTTCGGACATATTAAACTTAATGGTACTTCTATATTTGCTCAATGTGGTAGCTTCTATATTCACGAACCTAAAGAAAAAGTAGAAGGTATTACTCCTAATTATAATGGAGAATGGTTTGGTTCAGATACTAGTACAACAGAAGGAAAAACTGCTTGGGATAATAATACTGATTTAGGAACTAACTTTACTATTGGTACTACTAATTGTACTAGTATGTTTACTGTTACCAATTGTAGTATATATGATGTTTATTACTTCTTGTATAAATGTGATAATGTTACTAGTCTTAATGGTTGTTTTGCTAGTGCTAAGAATGTTAAATGGGATTTATTAGATAGTCCTAATAGAGACATGTTTAATCATTGTACTAAAGTAGTTACAATGAACTCACTATTTTTGGGATTACAGACACAAGACTTTAAAATATTAACTAGTACTTATGATTATGGCTCTACTGAACATAATGGATTATTTAGTCCTCTTGTTGATTTACAAGCTATGGATAATATATTTTATTTCGGTGGTACTAGATATACAAGTCCTGCTTTCTTAGCTAAGTTTAAAGGAAATGTTCCTTCTAAACTTAAAAGACTAAAGAGTCTTAGTGTTGGAACTATTAAGTTTGTAGATAATATTAATAATTGTCCTAGTGATAGTACTATTGATGAGCATCTTGTTAGTGCTGATTGTGGAACACTTCTTGCTAATCTTCCTGATTTAGAATATTTAAATACTATGTTTAATAATTCTAATATACACTTTAATCAAATAACAGATGAAGATGTAGAAGATGGAGTAAAGTATTGTCCTTTATTCTATAAGAATACTAAACTTAAATATATTCAAAGTTCATTTAAAGGACTTGTTAATTCTACTGGTTCTTTATATAATATATTTGGTGGTACTGTTAAGAATAAGACACAAGTAAGATTTCCGACAGCTTTGTATGGTATCTATGATTCATTTAGTTTAGGTTCAGGTTCTAATGTTATTTTCCCAATCCACAACTCAATGTTCAGTAGATTAAGAAACTCATTGAAGTATATAACAGGACAGCAAGCTATTAATCAATCTACATTAGGTAGTTTCCAAGGTTTTACTAAACAGTTTCTTAAAGAAGGTGATGAAGTATTTCCTTATGATGTATTTACTGGTTGTAGTGCAATTGTTGAAATACCGGGATTCTTCTCCGGTTTAGTTCTTCCTGCTAATACAGTAGTTGAGCTTCCTCTTAATTCATTTAAGACTAATTACAATCTTACTAATATATCATATCTATATTATGATATGAAGAATTGTAAGTACTCGCTTACTGGTAAGGGCTTCTCTAATTGTAAACTAATTAATGTTCATAGATGCTTCTCTGAAATAGAAACTAGCTTCGTTAAGAAAGGTTTTATTCCTTATGGACTATTCTATATGGAACAAACTTCTAATGTTAGCTATAAAGGTTGGAATGAAGTAGATGCAGCTAGTCAGAATATTACAGAGAACTATGGTATAGATAGTGACGGTAATTGGATTGAAAGTGCTGAAATGCCAGTAGAGATTATTTATAGTAAACAACGAACTCTTCCTAGAAAGACAATAGTTGATATGTCTTATTGCTTAGAAAGATTCCAAAGTACAGAAGCACAGGCTTATACTATGAATTATGGTAATCTTACGTCAAGCAATTATGGAGATATTATAGTACCTAATGAAAAATATAATCCAGTTAAGTATATTCTTAATCCTAATTATGACCCTAGAGAATATCTTGATGAAGAGCAGACAATGATTAACTATAATAGAGATATTCACAGAGTAATCATAAATAAAGACTATGATAAATATGAATATGCTTGGAATGAATATGCTTATGATGGACTTAGTGGACTTAAAGATATTATATTAAACAGTAGTCTTTATACAGATGTTTCAAATGGAACAATAAATTGTTCTCCTATTATACCCGATGTATTTAAAGATACTGCTTCTTCAATCGCTCCACCTAGTTCTGTTCATGCTAATAGAAAAGTATTGAATTATTTATGTTCACCTGACTTATTCTATTATTGTACTAATGGAACTAATATGGTTATTAACGGTGTGTTTAGTGGTAGTGGTAGACCTGATGGAGGCTCAACATACGATTACTTTAACTATGGTATTCGTGGTCGTATTCCAACTAACTTATTTAAACCAGTTAGTAATGTTACTGATTTATCAATGACATTCCATTGTTGTCCTTTAATTCTTCCATATAAATGGAATAATTCCACAGGAGATATTGGTGAAATGTTCTCTAAGCAAATGTTCGCAGGATTAACTAAATTAACTAATATATCTTATATGTTCTATTTCTGTGTAATTCCTGCCGATGTTATTGTGCCTGTTGAATTTGTAATTGATTGTATTAACTTACAGGATATATCTTGTTTGTTCTTAGCCGCACAATTTGAATCAACTGCTAGTCAAGCACAACAAGTAGACGATAACATATTCGCTAAGAATGTTAATCTAAGGAATATTAGTTATGCTTTTGCTAGTGGGCAAAGCCAAGGAGACTGGTCAGGTAGAAGTCCTAAGAAGATTAGTTCTACATTGTTTAATGCTAATAAACATAAACAACTTACTAATGTTACTGGTGTGTTCTATAATGCGACTTCTACTACTGGTAGTGTTCCTGAATTTTGGAATTGGCTAAATAGTCTATCCTCTGTTAATAGAGCGAACGTATTCTATGCTATGCGTAAGGCTAATCTTACTAATGGTAATAATGTTCCTAGTGGATGGGATACAGGTATGGTATAACAAAAAGTTAATAATAGTATTGTATAATTAAACAAAATTTAGTTTCTTGTAGCGTCCACCATAAAGGAGTGAGTATTAACAGTAATCACACCTCTTTACGGGGGAATGTTACAAAGACCAATTAATAATCATTTAAAAGTAATTATCATGGATAATCGTATTTATAACAGAGCTAATGCAGCTAATAGTTTACAGATTTCTATAATGGGTAACGTTGCTGCTGTTGAAGAGTTTTCTATTTCTGATGGAATGGGTGGTAAAGAACCTTTCCTATTAAAGAATATAACCGAAGACCCAATACAAGTAGAAGTAGTTCTTGCAGGTATGGAAGAACCTATTACTACAACTATTTATTCCGGTTGGAATGTTGAGTTAGTTAAACAAGTTAATAACGCTGTTGCTGATACATTACAATATGGGTACTAATATTGCTGGTATTGGTAATGCCAATGCCATAGGATTTAAGTCTAGAGTTACAGGTGGGGCATACTTACCACCTGAACTTAAAGACGCTCTTGTAGGGGTATGGTCAGCCTACGATAAATCGAATAATAGTACTGACCGTAACATTATCAAGAATAAAATAAAAGATAGAGGTGGAGATTTTGTGATTAGCAACGCAGCTTTTAAGCTGAATAGCGGTTATGGGAAATACGAGGAAGACTTTACTTCATGGAATTCATCTTCTTATGTAAGTAATATAAGACATGATTCTTTTGATGTCAATAAGGATGGCACTAGTGTTTTTATTCTTTATAAGAATATTGATTCATCTTCGTCCGATACACCTTCTTTCAAAATAAAAGTTAGTAATTTAATTAATTCTATCATTTACGCTTATATAAATGATAGTGGAGTAAGAAGTTTTTTCAACATAAAAGAGAATGGAGAGTACATATTACCAAAATCTTATAATTCCTTAACTCCTACTACAACTTGGATTGGATTTAGGCAAGAACCAGATGTAAATTGCGAATGTACTATAACTCAAATCCCTTCTTATCAAGGCGCATTCGTCACCGACGGAATCGACGACCTGATTACTTCCACCAAGACCGTACAGGAGATGCTGGGAGGAAGTAATGAGATTACGGTTGTCAGTATGATTCATGGAATTGGTTCTAAGAATGCTTATACTAATGTTTTAAGAGAATCCGGCTCTAATTACATTAAAAACACTTCTACAGCAGATGGTAAAACTGGTATTTATGGTTATACCTCTAAAGATACGACTAAATCTATTATAACCGATATACTTGGTGATAAGAATGATTATAAATTAGAACATATTCAAACAAGTACTCCTTCGACCATAAATAGCGTATTTAGTGTTGCAGGGTGGAGAGATAGTTCATTTTCAATGGTTGTGTATCCTATTGCTTGGTACTGGACAATCATCGCCAACAAGGTGCTGACTACCGACCAAATCAACCAAGTAATCGCCTACTTCAACTTGGATAGAACTCTTAAACCTGATATACTGTGTGATGTCAAGAAACAGGGAATCACCAACGAGAACCACGCAGAGTTTGGCGATAAGCTGATTGACTTTTCCGGTAATGGTAGGGATATTCAGTTGAACAATCTAGCTTGGAAATTGGATTCAGGCATTGGGAAGTATGAGACAGACCTGTCAGATACAAGAATATGGACTAGAAGTAAAGAAATAACTTCTTCTCCTTTTAGTTTTAGTTATAATGGCTTATCAGGATGGATATTATTTGCTAACACGGAACTAACTAATAGTACCGATATACCTTCTTTTAAAATCCAAATAAAAGGTTTATTAGAAGGTCAAGAGCTGATTTATAGATATTATGATTCAAACGGACAAAGTAATGTTTATTCGATGGGTAAAGACGGAGAGTATACATTACCATCTGATGTCAGAACTGCAAAACCTCAAACTAGTAATACTTCGGGATTTCAAGTTGTAAAGAACGAAGCCAACATAATAACTATCACCCAAATTCCTTCCCACGCAGGTAGTCTATGCCTTGACGGAGTAAATGACTTCGGTAAGGTGACAGGGATGCCTGTTTATAAGGATTATACTATTGTTGTTGATTACGAAAGAATTAGTGGTATAGAGCAAGCATGGGCAGAAGCTCTTATTTCTAAAGCTTATATAGCTAATCAGGGAGCTTTTGTTTTAATGGAAACAAATGGGATGGCTAAACACTCATATTCTTTTGGAGCATATACTACATTTAATAAAGATGATTCTACAAGAACTTTATTATATCAAAGCAAATATAAATGTGGAGATGTTGATTTAAATGCAGGTACAGGAATTGACGGAGATATTCTTTGGCTAGGAACGTATAGAGATAATTATAGTAGTTTCTTCAACGGAGCTATCTACTTTCTCATGTCCTTCCCTTATAGTATGTCCGAGTTCTTGATAGAGCGTCAGTTGAAGAAGCACAAGCTGGGTACGCTGTATCCGGATATGGTGGAGTTCAGACCTGTTATTAAGAGTAATGCTTCGTATGACAATATCGTATTTTATTATAAAAATGAGAAAGTAGAAAATGGTACTTATCTTACGGTTAGTTCTTCTATTGGTATGCACATATGTTTAAGTAGTAATTCTGTTAATGAAATAAAATCTATTACTATTAATGGAATTCCAGCTACTTTTAAATTTCATGATGCTAACAATAACATATATCAATATGATTTCAATTTAACTTCCAAGTCCCCTCAAAAGATAAACATCACGATTGACGAGTACATCAGATACGAAGATATTGTTCAACCATATCCATCTTTATTTACTCTTATTGATTATGATACAGAAGAGGTATATAGTTGGGGAAGTAAACTAAAAGTAGGTGCTAGGTTTAAGGGTAACGTAGTTAACTTATTACCTAATATGTACGAATGGCAAGGTAATGTATTATATAATGGAGAAGTATTAGATTGGGGTATTAAGCCCGGAGTTGTTGCCAAAGAGATGGTCTTTAGTTGGAATATGCCATTTAAATATCTAATTGACAACAATGAACCAAAGTGTATCCTATCTCCTAGACTACTACGTATTCCTAACTCTAGCTATAAGATATTAGGATATATTCCTGATATATCCGGTCATGGTAATAATGGAGTTATCCATAACTCGGCTTATGCAGAAGGAAGTGGAGTTAATGAAGATGGTTCATACCAGTTGGATGGTGTAGATGACTTTGTTACTATTCCTACTACGGTCGGTGGCAAACAAGTGTTGATGAAGGTGAATTGGAATTCGTCTATTGAGCGAGGTATATTATACGACCAAAGAGGTTATCCTAATGAGTTTGCTATCTATAATCATGATGTGGACAGTAGTAATAATCATGTTTTTGCTTATCAGGCAAGGAATAACGGACAAACATACATTGATGGTATTTTAAATAATAATATCAATGCATCAGAATTACGGAATATTACTCATAACATAACTATTACAAATGAGTTAAGTGCAGGGGTAAATACATCTTCTCCTGTTATCGGTTCAAACAGACTGCATAATGATTTCTTTGCTAATATGGCATTATACGACTTCATGTTCTTCGACGAAATCTCAACAGACGACAAGATTAAAGAGCTTAACGAGTATGTAGGTATTGAAGCTAAGGTAGAGTTACCTCCTTATTACTGGGATGCTTATGGCAAAACTAATCTTGATGCAGATAAAGCAACTATTCAACAAAGAGGTGTAGCCGTAGGTGATTATGATTTGACTAATTATAATCATGCTTACAATAAGATGTCAGGCTATGGAGGTTATAAGTTTGCTAAATTTGATAATACTATTGAATGGTTTGCAGAAGATAGTTCAATGGTTGTAAACAGAAATGGATATTTAATTACTTTAAAGAAAGTTCCTAATGTAGCATTTTGGAGATTTAGAAATACTACTTTAAAAAGTTTAGATAATCCATTAACTTTTAAAGTTAAATGTAACAAACCTATTGATGTAATATTTCAAGTTAAATTTGCTAAGAATAATGATGTAAGTATCGGATATAATTATAATATTAAAGAAGTTACTCTAGTTCCAAATGAAAGTACTACTATAATAGTTCCTTCTGTTTCTGTATCAGATATTCCCGAAGCTACTAGTATATTATTTATTAATGTTTTATTTGATAATACTTCACTTTCTGATAATGAAGAATATACAGTTGAAATGCTTCCTTTATATCCCAATGGTTTACTTTATGATGCTGTAACTGATTATAGTGAGAATGTTAATATTCCTGTGTTTACTGATTTTACAGCAATAATGAAAAGGAAATGGCTAAAAAATCAGGGTTGTCCTTTAATAAAAGGAAGTAAAGTGTATGAAGGAGGCAATGGAAATGCTTTGTTATTTGAATGGGATAAAGCATATAATTTTGTTTTCTATAAAAGAACTGACATTATGGAAGGAGAAGTACCGGACAATATATCTTTTATTACTCCTACAAATTATAACGGTAATGTTATAACTAGAGGAAGTGAACAAGATACAAATGGAATATGTATCGCTGGCGATGGTAATGCAGGATTTGCTAATATGGTATTCTACAAACTAATACTCTATCCGAAAACCATACCGTTACTGCAGATTAACTTCCTAAAGAACCTGATGGAAAAGGATGAAATAATTGATTTAAATAACCCAATATTTATAAAAAATGAATAAATGAAAATAATGCCTTATAAACTACTCAAGATAGTTTATATAATACTTGCTATAATTGCAGTAGTTATGTATACATTAAGTTTAATATTTAATATTTAAAGATTATGATTGATTACATTGTATTTCCTGTTGCTGATATAGATGAAGAGAAGTCAGCAAAGATTGATGAACTTAATTTAGTTCCTCGTAGTAATGTTAGTAAAGACAAAGTATTGATGAAGTGCCAACATTATAAAGAAGTGTTTCCTGAAAAAGTAACTAGAACAGTTACTACTGATGAAGAAGGATTGGAAATTATTAGTATTGAATATCCTTATGAAACTTATTCTAATGAAGCACTTGCTACTTTATTGTCAAGTCCTGAATGGAATTTTAAAGAAGATGAGGTAATAGAAGATTCCCCCATAGAGGAATGACATTACTTTTATTGCTTAACTCTAAGCCCTGCTTATAACAAGTAGGGCTTTTATTTTGTTCATACAATACCTAACTTTTAATAAAATTATTATTTATAGCTAAAATAGATTAATGGTCGAATTTCTTATATTATTCTTTGTTATGAGTGTATAGTAGCTGCTATAAGATATTCTTAATTTATTAATCTAAACCTTATTTATTATGCAAGTAATTGAAAAAGTTAAAGTCGTTCCCGAAGGTTATAATGGTGCAGGGATGGACGGTTATGGTCGCCGTGATGTTAACGGTAAAGCTAATGCAGGTCTTACGCTTGGTATTATCGGTACTGCTCTTGGAGCTTGGGCTTTATTTGGTAATCGTCGTTCTACTGGTGTTTTCGGAACTGGTGCAGGTCTTATGGGAGACGGTTCTACAAACATTAATGTAGTTGGTGCAGGAATGGGAAGTGCTGGTGCTCCTACTGCTTTCCAAGCATGGAGTAAGTCTTGTGAAGATACTCTTGCTTTGCAGGGTGGTTTGTATCAGTGGGCTTTAACTCAACAGAACCAACGCTTCCAAGACCGTCAGGTAATAGATGGTGAAATGTTCGGTTTGTATAAGTCACAGATTGATGCAGACTTCTTGCTGTACAAGGGAAACCGTGATAACTACGATTCTCTCAAAGCAGAGATTAGTGAACTTAAAACGCAAGTTGCTGTTAGTGCTGCTATTCGTCCTTATCAGGATAAACTTATCCAGTGCGAAATCGAGAGAGCGTTCACCGCAGGTATCAATTATGTCGATAAAAAGACTTGTAATGTTATCTATGGTGTTACTTGTCTACCTAATGAGCCTACTACAACAGGTCTTGTTGGTAGAAATGCCAATGGTTGTCTACCGTGCGGGTTTACTCAAACTGCTAGTACTCCTGCTACATAATATTACTAATCAACTAAAGAATAAGTTATGTTACCTATTAATCAAGTTATACTGGGAGGAGCAGACCCTCTATTAAATACTGGAAGTCTTACAGACCAAATCCAATATTTAGAAGAACAGAAGCGACTTATTGAAGCTAGGCAAAGACAGATTCAACAAGCTGCTAATGGACAACAAACTTTGCAACAAGTTAGTCCTCAACAAACTGCTAAAGTAAGTGTTTGGGACTTGATTGATGCAGAGATTGAACCTCTTACTAATGAACAAAGAAGTATACTTTCTACTAATGAAGAATATGTAGCTAATTATAATAATCTTCAATCTATGGTTCAAGCAGAAGTTCTTAATTTAGTAAGAGCTAATATTGAGAATAGTCCGGAAGGCAAAGCTCTTTTAGATAATCAACTAAAGTTAGTTAAGAATCTAAAGACTAGTATAATCGAGATGTCACAAAGAGAGATGCAATTGTTCAATGCTTTTAAAGAAGCTAGTGCAAAGAATCCTTCTCTTACTTATGATGAATTTATTAAAACTATGAAGTAATGGTAGAAGTAAGTGTAGTAAAACAAAAGCTGCAAGATTACATTGTTAATCAGATAGATATTCTTGGCGAATCTAATCCAGCTATTAAGTTAGTTAAGCCTTTAGCTAAACGTGCAATTATTAATAACATTGATAGTTTTGATAAGTTTATCAATACTATTGCTAAAGACGGAAAGATTGATATTGAAGGTATAGTTGACGAAGAGATTGAAATAATCAAATCTATTCCTAACTTTGATTTTAATATTCCAGTTTTAGGTAATGGTAACATCTCTAACGGTAACATAACTCTTTCTATTCCTTTTATTAATAAAGGAATTATGTTTAACCAGTCTGATTTGGAAACATTCAGACAACTATTAACTAAGTAATATTATTATGAGAGAAGTACCATACGAGACAGACCAAGATGTTCGTGCTCGTTCTCGGAGAGACGAAATGTACGAACGAATTAATGATTTCCTTGCTCGTGGCGGTCGCGGAAGAAGTGGTCGTGGCGGACGTGGAAGAGGAATGATGAATCGTATTGGATATAAGACTTACGACAACTACGACAGGGATGAACAAAGAGGCTACGGTGAACGTCATAGATATGATGAAAGTCGAGGTTATGATGGAAGTCATGGCTATGATGAAGAAGAACGTATGCTTCTTATGCAAATGCTTGGAGTAGATGGAAACGAACGTTATAATGATTATGGTGATGAACATTTTAATAAACAGGAAGCTAAACGTACTGTTGATGAAATGTACCATGTCAAAGACGGTAAGAAATATATCGGTGAGAAATACGATATGCAGAAAGCTCACGAAGTTTGTAGTAAATTCAAAGATAAACTAGAAGATGAAGTAGAAGTTGCTGATGTTTATGTAGCTATTAATGCTCAATATCACGACTACTGCGAACTATTCGAGAAGTGGTTCGGAAAAGGAAACTTTGACGATATGATATTCGAGAGTGCTATCAGCTTTTGGTTTGATGATGTAGACTTCGGAGAAGATAAACTCTGGAAATACTTTAATGAATTAAAGTAATACAAGTTCTGTTATATTCCTAAAGAGAGATTACTAAATAATAGTAGTCTCTCTTTTCTTTTTAAAATAAAGTCTTATATTTGCGCCTGTAATATAAAACTTAATGCTTATGGGAATATTTGTTAAAGTGTTGTTTGTAACTATAATAGCTATAACTATTATAGTATTCGCATGGAAAGAGATTACTACTATTCTTCCTGTGAAAGTCGTATCTTATGTAAAGATAGCAGGTGTGCTATTAAGTGTTATTCTAGGTACTCTATTATTCTTATTGTAATATGGACTTCGGGAATATACTTAATGAAATTCTACGTACTACTGCTACTAGTTTCGATTTTGCATTTGTTATCTGTGTTAATGTATTAGCATATCTAGTAATTAAACTAGTTGACAAACTTAATGGAGATAAAGTAGTAAGTACTTGGAATAAAAGAGTGATAACTCTTGTGTGTGCTGTATTAATGGGAATAATATACTTCTCATTAAAGTTAGGTGATGTTAAGGTAGTACTTAATTCTATTATTCTTAGCTTCGTATTTTGGAGCTGGATTATGAAGCCAATATTGGCGTTCTTTAATATAGACTATCGAAAGTTTATAGAACTTGAAGATAATGAACCTAATCAATATCCAAAGTAAGTACTATTAGTAAGATTAACAAGTGAGAGTCGACTAGAGATAGTCGGCTCTTTCAGTATACACGCTCCTTTATGGGGGAATAAAAAGTATGTCCCACCTTCCTACGCTTTCATAGAAGCTCACCATAGGACTTTAGTACCTTTCCTTAACTTACTATTATCCGACAGTATTGCGTGCCACCACGGGTCTTAAAATGCGTCACGTGTATAAAAATGTTTACAATGCGAACGCTTGTAAGCTAGATAGTAAGCTAGATAATAGTGTTGAATCAAAATTATTAATAAAAGTCTTGTTAATACCAATATAATAACTATATTTGTTATAATACTAATTCAAAAACAAAAGTAATATGGCTTCATTAAATCAAATTGTATCTGAAATAGCTCATGCTATTCATCAGCCTAATAACTTTACTACGAGACAAACTATTCGTAGTGCGGTTATTCATACATTCAATGAACAGATAAGACAGACTTATGAGCGTCATGCTAATATCGATAAGATATTAATGCAGAGATATAGGATAAGTCTTATTAATGTTCCTGACGGAGATATATTTCAAAGTCTTGTAAGTACGAAGTATAAAGTTAAAAGAAGCAAGACTAGAATACCTAGACCAGTTCGTCTTGATAATAATCTTCCTTTTGTTAGTGTTCGTACTGTTGGTTATGATAATATGGCTATTCCGTTTATTAAAGAAGCAAATGCTCAATTTTATAAAGCATTGCCAGGAATGTGTACTAGTCTAAGTTATGATTATATCAATGGTTATCTATATGTTAATAGCAATGGTAATCATTTAATTGAACCGCTAGGACATATTGTTATTGAATCACCATTTGAAATACCTACTGAAATTCCTATTGAAACAGAAGAAGGAGTTGAATCCAACTTCGATAACGATGATGAATTTATCATTCCCGAAGATATGGTAGAACGAATCAAAGATGTAATCTATAAACGTAATCTACTTAATGTAGAGAGAGTAACTAATGAAATCCCAGTTAAGGATGATATAAATAAACAACAAATAGAAGTATAATTATGGCTAGCGGTGAAAGATACGACCACAGAAATATGTATACTAGTTTTATAAAGACAGCCGAAGAGGATTATGTTCTCGTGTCCGAAAAGATAGCTAGATACAAATCTTTATTATATAAAATCAAATATTCTATTGAACAGAATAGAAATGCTATTGAAGCTATATTTGATGTATGTGTCTATAACTATTGGGAATGGAATACTGACGAACTAGATGTTGATAGAAAGATGGAGACAGCAATAGATGCTAAGTTCATTAAATTCGATTCTTCTAAACAATTAAGATACGGTAATATATATCGTAACTTAAAACAATACTTTAGAGTACTTCGTAAAATAAAAGAATATGAGATAAGACAGCAGAGAATTAAACATCGTAAGAACATTACTCGTCCTCAATACGAAGCCTATTGCAAGTTATTCTTTAGAGAAGTATCTAAAGAAGTTCTAAGAGGAAAAGTTTATAAGTTTGAAAAGAGACTTGGTTGTCTTATCATAGAAAGAGTTATAGTTAGAGATAGTTTTACCACTGCTGATGGAAAAGTTGTTAAGTTCAAAAAAGTAATTGACTATTATAAAACAGAACTAAACAAAAGAAATCTTCTTGCACAAGGACTTATTCCTTATAATAAGAAAGACCATGCAGCAGCCTTACTAAGAGGTGAGAAATACGAAGGAATTAAATATGTGGAGTATCTTGATAATCCTTATTATTGTAAGTTACTTATGATTGATGGTACAATTAAGAATAGACCATTATTTAAATTCTATGGAACAAATCTTCACATGAAACGTAGTAATGATGATATACTATCTGAATGTAAGACTGTTGAAGATATTATTAATGTCGATACTGATATTAATAATCGTCTTTCTTTAATTAATAAGTTTGACCCAAGTTACACTATAAAATATATTAGAAATAATGAACAAAGAGCTATCTTCCGTAGAAACTATTATCGCAAGACTTGATAATGATTTCAATATTATGAATAGTGATTATATACCTAGAGTGGGTGCTTGGTGTATAGATGCTATGAATGAGATGGGTATTCTTCAATATGAAGAAAAAGAAACTACTATTGATGTCGTTGATAGAGTTGCTTATTTCCCATGTTGTATGAATGCTTTTAAAGTTTATGTTGAGGGTTGCGAGATTTCCCCCTTAAAGAAAGGTAAATGTTCTTGCTCTTTCGGTACTACCGAGCATTTCGTTCAAGACAGAGAAAGAGCTAGAGAACGTGAAAGTAAGCGTACTGTTGAGATTGACCCCGAAGGTTACGAAGGAAAGAATTACGTGTATCTTCGGGATGCTAATGCAATCCAATTAAACTTTGATACTGATATTGTTACCGTATCCTATCTTACAGTTAAGACTGTATATAGTGATACGTTTCATTGTAATATACCCGTTATTCCTAATAACGGTAAACTTATTGAAGCACTTGAATGGTTCTGTATGTGGAAGCTACTAAGTAGAGGACTTAAACATCAAGTCTATTCTCTACAAGGCGCTATGCCAGTTAATCCATATTTATTATGGAGAGATTCTCGTGACAGAGCTAGAGCTTCTGTTATTAATGAAAATCAAGATGCTAATGCCTATAAAGGTTGGGCGTCGTTCTTTTATAATTCAACATTTAGACCTAGAGACTAATGGAAATAGTTAAAGAACTTAATAAAGATGGAGGTTACGAATCTATTAAAAATGGTTCAATGACCCATGCTGTTAATGCTATGGTTTCTCGTGATGGTAATTCTATTCAGAATGAACAATCTATTGAGACAATCATAACATTAGAAGAAAACGAAGAGATAGTCGGAGTTATCTCTTGTTCTGATGAAATAGTTATATTTACTAATAATAATAAGATTAGAAGATATAAAGAATCTACTAAAGATATTACCGAAGTTATTACTAATTGGAATTATCAAGGAGGTAAAGTTATAGGTACTTATACTTATAATGTAAATAATGAATTAATTGTTGCTATTACTGAACTTAATTCTAATGAAGATGTTCCTTTAAAAATAATCAATCTTAATAAACCTAATTATTTAGAAGGAGGAAATGATATAAAATATACATTAGTTCCTAATATACCTAAAGCAAATATTAATAACTGGAAACTTGTATCAGGAAGTTCTATATATAAAGGTATATATAATTTCTTTATAAGATATAAGCAAGGAAGTGATTATACTGGTTGGTTTCCAATAGGAGTTCCTGTATTAGTATATGATTTTGATAACGAAAGCGTTGTTGAAGATAGTAGTTTCGGCTATGACGATAGTAGTGGTAACCTTCCAGTTAATTATAAGATAGGAAACTTCGTATTTAAAGAAAGAACAAATTTAAGTACTGAAAAAGTTAATCTAAATATTGAGTTAGGATTACAAATAGATAATTCAGGTCTTAATTATACAGCTTATCAAATAGGCTACATAATCAATACTCAAAAAGGAGATACTAAAGTATATAATACTTCTGATATAAATATAGGAACTAGTAGAATAACAATAGACGATGTTTATAATGAATCATTTAGTCTTGACGATATTACTAGTTCTTTCTTTAATTTGTATAATGTAAAAACTATATGTAACTATAATAATAGATTATATGTGGCAAATTACAAAGAAGAAAATATTAATAGTCTTGTAAGTTCTATTGATACTAGTAATATACAAGTTAGAATTAAAGATTTCAGAGGTAATAACGCTATTAAAGTTTCTGCTAAAACAAGAAGTGTTGGTTCTTCAATAATTAATAATCCTAGAACCTTTGATATTGGTAGAGGTTATGTAGTTACTATTAAAGGACGTGCTTACGGAGATGGTAATGAATATAAAGAAGTTACTAGAAAGTTCTTTCTTACTCGTATTGGTAAGAATAGTTATGGTACTAAATGTCTAATGATTGCATCACAAGACTTTATTAGAGCTTTCTATAAAGATAGTAATTATGATAGTCACTCTACTCCGTTCTATGTTTCTTATCAAAATGCTAATAATCTATATGAACCAGCAGTTTCCGTAGTTATTAAACCTGATGATAAGAATTGGTATATATTAGAATTTAGTAGAGGATATGACCCAGCAGATGTATATCCTGATGAATATTCTGTTATATCGTCTTTAGGGTTCGTAAGCCATCCTTATGTAAGATATGGACGTACTAACGATTTCTTTACTAGTACTCCTTGTACTGCTCCTGATATTCAAAGAGATTTTAATAACGATTTCAAAGTAGTATCTATTGAAGAATTTGATTTAAATATGGATACTAGAGAAATTGTTGAACCTATGTGGTTCTATTTAGGAGATGTTACTATTGGAGAAAATACTTATAAATTAAAGTATGACCATTATAATCCTACTGACTATTATTATTATAGATATGATATGTCTAGTGGTAGTCCAGTAGAAGTTGGTGTAAGGTTAAGAAAATCTTTTCAAACTGCTTATGTAGATTATCCTGAAGTAATGCAGGAAATTCGTACTAAGTTTCCTAATTCACAAATAGTTCTTATTACAGAATATGAAACTGTTAATCCTAGTGGTGGTAATGCTGATGAACTTGCTAAATTTAGAGGTGAGAGTGTTGATGAAAATATAAGAATAGCTTATGATGTATCTAAACATAAATTTATTTTTTCAATTAAAGAAACTAATATAAGAGATGATTATTATAAACGTGAATCAGATGCTGTATTAATAACCAATGCTGATGGAGAAACTACTAGATATACAGTAAATGAAATATTTCCTAATATATCTGTTACTTTCAATAATGAAGATAAATCTACTCAAGATTTAATTAATGAAATCGAAGGCATTCATGAAACTGTATATCGTTGGAAAGAAGATAGAGAACCAACAGAAGAAGATTTTAATATTAATGAAACTTATACTGTTGATTTCTATGATATAAGTAGTTTATCAGGAGATAAAGGTTCTACTAAAAGTTTTACTGATTTAAAAGCATATCCAGTTGGTTATATTAAAGAAACAGTAGAAGAAGGTAATCAAACTATAATAAGTGCTGAAAAAGAATTTATGATAGTTATACCTTTTATTGATTATCTTAAAACAGTTTCTAATTACGATTATGACGGACATGAAAGATATCGCATATATGATAGAGTAAGTGTTGAGAGTACATTAGCATTTGAAGGAATAGTAAAAGACTTATATATCTGTTTCCAAAAGGATACTAAATTCAATATGGACGGTATAAGTAATTATAGTGCTTTACTTCTCGATATTCCTACTTTTGGTAGAAGTGACGCTTTAGCAATAAGTGAAGGAGGTGTTCGTTCTACTGGTAATGAGTTCTTTGCATTAGGTAGTAGTAATCAATATAAAGAACTTCGTGTTGATGGTCCAGCTGGAGGTTATCTTAGTTATGCTTTTGGTTTTGCTTCTCCTAAGATATTAGATAGTGAAACTAAACCTGAAGATACAGAGTTCTATGGAAATATTTATAAGTACGCTATTAACTATTGTGTATATAACTTTTTTATTCATTATGTATTTCCTAATGGTAATATAACTGATGGTATTCGTATTTCTAATAATATGACTTATTCAGAAACTATTAGTTTAGGTACTGCTAGTGAAGGTAGTATCCCATTAACTATGGATGTTAATGAAGATACTTTAATATCAGATATTAAAACTAAATTTGATTCTTACAAAAGTCAGTATGGAAATATAAATACTACTAATGCTCACGAAGTAGTTAATATATTTGATGCTATAAGTAATGTTAGATTCTGTAATATATTTCCTAAATATAATGATAGTGGTATCGCTCTTTATAAGAACAATAAGGGAGATAAAATGTTTAGAGGAACTAAGATTTCTGATAGTACTTATGTTCAACCAATAGAGTTCTTATTTGATAATATACCAATGAAAGAAGATTTCGTAGGATATTTTATATCTTATGAAAAGACAGAACCTATATTAGTAAGTCAAGGAGTTCCTGTACGTAGAGATGATGATTTTAATACTGCTTTTAATGAACAGGTTAATAATATTCGTTTCTATTATCCTGAATTTGATATATTAAAGAAAGCTGGAGCAGGTAATATATTTATTACTCAATCTAGATATACTATGGGTAATGCTCAAAGAGGTCCGATGTTTACTGACTTTTATAATAGCGATGACGTTTATGGTATATCTACTCCTGATGAAGAATTTGGAGATATTAGAGCTGTTAAAAGTTCTAAGATTATAATGGCAGATAGTAGAGATGATAACAATGCTGGAAGAGAAGCTGTTGTTAATCTAGTATTAAATAAATCATTGAAATTAGGGTTACATATAGGAAGTGGCAGAGGTTATGTAAAAGGTATTCTTCTTAATATAAGTGATAACTTATATATGTCAGAGAATAAAAGTCTTATTCCTCTAGGTTATATTAAATATGTTAATCCAAAAGGAGATATTTATAATTATGGATATGAACAATACTATTATAATTATAACTATTATTTCATGACTAGTTCTGTATATGCCTTTAATCGTAATGGTGTATATTATGATGCTAATGACCCAATACCTAAAAAAGCTACTGATAATAGTAATCTTTATCCTAAATTTCCTAGAGTACATTATGATAGTCAAAGAGTTGGTAATACTCCTATAAGTAGAATAAAGATTGATGTTTTCTCTTTATATCCATTATTTGCTAAAACAATTAAAACTGCTCCTGATGAAAGATATTATACTATTAATACAGATGATAATTCTTTTGTTCAGAATGTTCGTATGATTCATATGTTGCCTAGTACTATTAATGATACATTTGAAATAAGTACTATGTATCTTGATTATGCAGGTAAGAAGTTTATTAATTATAATGAATTACTATATACTAACTTTATTACAGAATATAGACAAACTATTCGTAGAAGCGATGTTATTAGTGATGAATCAGTAGAAAATAAATGGCGTATATTTAGACCTAATGCCTATAAGATAATTAGTGAAAACAAAGGAGACATTATTAATGTTATTGGTATAGGTACTTATCTTATTGCTCATTGTGAACATTCAATGTTTATCTTTAATAGAGATAATACTCTTTATACTAAAGATAAAGATGTGCAAATGTTAATGCCTGATGCTTTTGATATAGATTATCAAGAAGTATTTACTAGTGAAAAAGGTTATGGAGGTCTACAAGATTTTGAAGCCTATGTATGTAATGAAGCCGGTTATATATTCCTAGATAGAAGTAAGAAACGATTATATAGATTTGATGAAAAGAATCTAAATGATTTAGGTGATGGTGTGCAATCTATATTAGATGAATATCTTACTAGTGATACAAAGATACTAATGGGAATGGATAAAGAGAATAACCGACTAATCTGCTCCTTTATGGGGGAAGTTTCAGATTTTACCCTTAGTTATAACTTTGTTACTAATACTTGGATTAGTGTTCATACTTATTTATGTCGAGGATTTTATAATACGAAAACTAATTTGTATATTAGTTCCTTCAATAAGAAAAACATTATAGGTAAAATAGGATTTGTAAAACCTTCAAGTTATCTTAGATATACAGATTTTGAGATACCTGTTGATAAGAATCCGTTTTATGTAGGAGAGAATAACAATACTATGGTAGTCGATGTATTATTTAACCTTGAATACGATACTATTAAAGTACTTAACTACATTAGTTACGACTTATATAAAGCAAATGATATTAATTTTGCAGGTAATAAGATATTGTTGTTTAGTAACACTTCTATTAGTAGACTAGAAGACATTACTGTAAATGAACGTAATACTTTTGATACTGTTAAGCCTTATTATGAACATGGCAAATGGAATTATAATTACTTCCGTAGTGTTCTTAATGAAGTTGTTACTAGTTATCCAATAGATAGACTTACTGGTAAACTTAATGTCGATGTTGATAAGAAGTATGAACCATTTAAATCCAATCTTATTAACGGTAAATATTTAGGTGTACGATTTGTAATTAACGATGGTACAGCTAAAATAGAGATTAAGAAGATTGAATGTTATGTTAATAAATACAGAGAATAATGAAACGTATTAATGAACAAAGACCTAAAGCATTTATAGGTGCTGCGATTTCTGTTGGTACTAGTATTGTTAGTGGTATCATAGGTAATCGTAAGAAAAAGAAAGCTGAACAAGCTGAAAGGCTTAGACAAGAACGGCTTCAAAATCTACAAAACCATCAGGCTTTAGCTAGTGCTCAAAATGAAAGTATGATGTCAGAGGAAGATAGGACACAGTTTTTAAGCCAGTATTTATCTAAAGGAGGGAGAGTGAAAACTTCCCCCCGTAAAGAGGTGAAAGCTCGTATTGTCGAAGGCGGTACAGCTATTCCTATTAAGAAAGATTCGTTTCTTCTTAAAGGACGTAAACACAATGCTGGTGGAATTGTTATTGACGCTGGTAAAACTGGTGTTGAAGCTGAAGGTGGAGAAGTAGTACAAGTTACTCCTAAACAACTTAAAGTGTTTAGTGCTCAACCTATTCTTAATGGTAATAGTCCTGCTGAACTAGTTCAAAAAGGTGTAGAACCTTCTAAAGTATTTAATGCTCAAGAATCATTTAAGGATAAGAATGGTCTTAATGATGATGGTACTAAAAAGAAAAGAAATATGAGAACAATAACTGGTAAGAAAAAACTAGGTGGTCTTTCTCGTAGTAAAGATTATGGTTCTGATAAGAAACCATATCCTAGTGTTAAATCTAAAGATTTTGCAGGTGGTGGACGTAGTTATCCTATCCCTACTAAAGCTGATGCTCGTGATGCTCTTAGGTTAGCAGGACTTCACGGTCGTTCTGATGTAAGAGCTAAGGTGTATAAAAAATATCCTGAATTAAAGAAATCAGCTCTTGGTTCTAAGACAAAACTATTAAAAGATAATTATAATAACTTTGGTTTAGAAAAAGATTATAGTAAAAGTTTTGCTCCAAATGCTTTAACTAAAGCTAATATGAATTCTGTTAAAACTAATAGTATAGTTCCAACTAAACCTGTTGGAGCTTCTATTAGTTCTAGTACTAGTCCTTTATCTAAATCAGGAGGTTTTAAGAACTTTATGAGTGGAATTGGAGGAGAAGCAATTAGTGCAGGAATAGGAGCTTTAGGAAATATTATTAGTGGTGTTACTAATAAAAACAGTATTAATAATATTCAAGCTCCTACTAGACCTAGAACTGTTGTTCCTGCAAGAATGAGAACTACATATAATATAAATCCTCAATTAGCAGAAAGTAGAGATTCTGAAAGAAATATGGCTAGACTTATTGATTCTAATACTTCTAGTTCTTCGGGAAAGATTGCTCGTATTCAATCTCTTGCTAATCGTGGAGTTCTTGAACGTAATAAATTAAGAGGAATGAAAGAAAATGTTGAGACTGACCTTCTCAATCGTTCTACTCTTAATCGTCAAGGAGTAGAAGCTGCAAACAATCAAATACTAAATGCTTATGATAATGCGGTTATTCAAACAGAAAATGAAAAGATTCAAGCAAGGGCTAATAATCGTACTAATATAATTGAAGGTCTTACTAGTGCAGTTAGAGACTATCAATTAGGTATGGATAAGAGACGTTCAGAAGAAAATGCTACTGCTGCTATGATGTCTGCAAATCCTGAACAAATGGAATTATTCTTAAAGTTAATGAATAAGAATAAGAGTAGACTAAGTAATATACGAAGTACTTTATTCAAATGTGGTGGTAAGAAAAAGATTGCTTAACTATAAATACTATAACTATGCCGATAGATATTAAGACAGCAGGTTATCAAAAGAGGGAGCGGGTTGCCGCTCCTTTAGATGTTTACAATAGTACGTTAAATACTCTACAACAGAAACATGATACTGCTATTGAAACTAGTAATCAGATTAAAACATTTCTTGCTAATAAGCAATTAAATGAAGCTGAAAATGAATGGCTCGATAACTATTCAAGAGATATTAATGCTCAAATAGAAGCTAGTGCACAAGACGGAAGTTATGCCACTGCTTTAACTGCTGCTAAAAGATTAGCAGGAGAAGTAGCTAGTAATCCAGGTCTTATTGGTCGTGAACGTTATCAACAAGAGTTTAAAAAGTTCCAAGATGAAGTTACTAATAGTAATGCTTATGATGGTGACGTTAAAGCATACACATTAGAACAAAATAAATATAATTATCAAGACCAAATAGATGAAACAGGTAAAGTAATAGGTGGTAATCAGTTCCAACCTAATTATCGTCCTGTTGAACAAATAGATTATAGTGCTTTATATCAGAAAGTATTATCTACCGTTGGTGTTGATTCTAGTTCTGGTGAACAACTAGTATGGGGAGATGCAGAAGGTAATCTTAAAGATGGTCAAGGTAATATTGCTGCTGGTGATGTTCCTTATCTTAAAACAGCTAGTGGTGTTCAACAACTATCAGCAGATAAGATTCGTGCTGCATTTGAATCTGCTTTAAATGAAACTCCGGGTGCTCGTGCTTCTCTAGAACAAGACTATAAAGTAAATGTTTGGAAAGCTAATAAAGGTAATAAGAATAATCTTGTTACTAAGCCTGACGGAACTATTATGTCACAGAGAGAATTTGAAGAGAACTTATTTGCACCTAGATATGCTGCTTCTGCTTATCGTAGAGTTGAAAGTAGAATTAATCCTGAATTAGGATTTAATATATTAGCTGCTGCTCGTAAAGCTGCTGCTAAACCTAAGACTGGTAAAGAACCTGATTTACTTCCTTCTTTGGCTACAATTGGTGGTAAAGAAAAAGTAGAACCTGATACTCCTGCTAAAGTACAATCTCAATTAAATACTCTTAATGGTCAATTATCTAATATGTTTTCTTCTTATGGAATATCTAAATCTCTTCCTTTAGATGAGGCATATAGTAAACTACGTTCAGGTATTGCTAATAATGTTACTTTATCTGATGCTGCTAAGAAACAATTATTAGATGAAGCTAATACTTATTATAGAGGAATAGCTAATGCTAATAATCGTTTAGATGCAATGAAAGGACATCTTACACAAGAAGAACAATATGCTTCGGAGTTCTTAGGTAAGAGATTGAGTAATGGAGATATGGCTGATACTAATAATCCTATGCAACTAGAATATGCTAATAGAATGAATAAGTTATTTACTGATTCTAAAGGCAATAGTTTCGATACAGTTCTAGTTAATCCTCTTAATGATAGTAGTAAAGCTGCTATTATATCTAAACTTAGAACAGATATGGGACTGACTAGTAAAGATGTATCATTTAGTAAAATAGGAGATAAAGAATATATTCGTATTAGTAAAGACGCTTATATTCGTTTAGCTCCTGAAATAGCAGATGTTCTTAAACTTAGTCCCGTAGGATTTACTACTGGTAATAATGCTCCTGAAAAATTTACTAGAAACGATGAAGTTTTCTATGGAAATAAAGTATATGGTAGTTTAACTACTATGGGTATTGCAGGTTTTAGAGCAATAGGACGAGGTGAAATAACTACTGCTAAGAGTACTAAAGATTCTCCTGCTTACGTATATGAAAAAGCTGCACAAATGTCTAATGCTGCAACTAAACGTATATCTAAATCATTACCACCTAGTTATGTTGATGTTAATGTATTTGATTTACCTCCTCATATAGTTGCTACTGGTCAAGGATTTGAAGATGACCAATTAAAGAACTACAATGAAAGAGTAATGAATATGATTAGTATTGCTAATCCTGGAAGTATTGTTATTAAGAAACGTAATGCCGAAGGAGTTCTTGAACCTGTTGAAGATAGTAGAGAACGTGATGCTATTATGCAAACTATTCAAGCACAAGTTAAGAAGAAAAACATTAATAACGGCTGGTGCTCATCATCTTCTACGGGGGAATACGGAGTATTCTTAAATATTCCTTATACTCCTAAGACTGGAAAGAATAGTGCTAAGAACCCTGATTCTGAAATGGAAGAAAGAATACAAAATGCAGTAGCCGGAGACTATATGATTACAGGTGCTATCCTTAATGATGAAATAGAAAGATTCAAATCTCTACCTGCTGTTAAAGCAATGGACACTCTTAATTCTATTAAGTATAATAACGCACTTAAAAGAAATTATCGTTTATCTGATTCTGAATTTGGAGATGGAACATATTCTGCTGTTACTGATGGTGGTAGTTTCTATCAGATATTAGACGCTAATGATGAACCAGTAATTAAGATTACAGAAGGTGAGTTATTTCAACGTATGTTTCAGAATAATCAAGCTAATGCTATTCTTGCTCCTGTTAAAGAGGATATAAATCTTATTAGTGCAAGGAATGGTTCTATTGCAAATTCCCCCATAGAGGAGCAGCAAGTTATTGCTCGTCCTCTCATGCAGAAGGCTATGATTATGGCAGGTGCTACTGGTAATCTTAGAGAACTAGATATTGATACTAAGAGACAAGTATTCCAGTTCTTTAATAGAATGTATTCAGGACTTACTGGTGAATCCCCTAGTCAAGTGATACTTAATCAAATGAACGATTTAATGAACTAAGTTATGCCAAATATATTTGATGATATATCAGTAGAAAAAGCTCCACTAGACAGTGGGGCTAATTCTGTTAATATGGCTAAAGAAGCTCCTACTGTTACTAAATACAAACCTGATGTAGCTGCACAAGGCGACTTCATGTTTCGTAATCTTAGTGGTAAAGAAGTCTTTACTGGAACAGAGGAAGATTATCATTCTTTAGCTAAGTATGGTGCTGAACCTAATCGTTATCAAAGTAGAGAAGAATTAGAAACTCTTCGTGCTAAGAACCAATCGGCTTGGAAACAAGCAGGTAACGCATTAGGTCAAACTATTGGAACAGTTATAGGAGATACTGTTGGTGGTATGGGTATGTTAGTAGATTTAGCTACTGCTGGATTATGGGACGATAAACCATTTAGTAATCCTATTACTAGAGCAGGCGATGCTATATCTGACTATGTTCGTGATGATTTATTTCCTATATATCGTGAGAATCCTGATAAAGCATTTGATATGAATGACTTTTCAGGTTGGTTCTTTAGTCAAGTTCCAAGTATTGCTAGTTCTTTATCTTTAATGGTTCCTGGCGCTCTATTAACTAAAGGAGTTGGAGCTGTTGGTAAAGGTGTTGCAGCATTAGGACGTAATAGTTCTAAAGTAAGTCGTGCAATGAATTGGGCTAAGAAAGCTACTAAATTAGATAATGTATATCGTGCTAATAAGTTAAAACTTATCGCTAAAGATGGTATTACTGCTATTGGTATGCGTCTTGGTGAGAACTATCAAGAAGCTCGTGGAGTTGCAGAACAAATAGAAGGAGAAGCATTGTCGTTATTTACAGGAATGTCTGATGAAGAATTTCAAACTTGGTTAGATAATAATCCTGATATTGCTAATGAAGCTAAAGAAAGAACTAAAGAAGAAGCCGCTCTTATAGTTGCAGATAAAGCAGCTATGCGAAACTTTGGATATAATGCAGGTAATGTGTTCTTTGATTATATGCAATTACGTGCAGTTAATAAAGCATTAGGTCAAGTTAATCGTGCTATTACTCCTCGTATTCGTTATTCACAAAATCAAGCTCTTGATAGAATAGCTTCTACTGGTGTTGAATCTGCTAGTCAAACTTTAGGTCAAGCGGCAAAAGGTACTATTAAAGATTTTGCAGGTAAAATAAATCGCTTTGTTAATTCTAGTGAGAATCTACTATTATCTGAATTAACCGAAGGTATTGAAGAAGCTATTAACTTTGTAGGTCAAGAAGAAGGTACTTTATATGGTCGTTACCTATTAGGTCAAGCTGAACAATATAATGGTGCTGTATCTATGGATAGAATAGAGAAGTACTTACAGAATCCTCAACTATACAATGCTGCATTATGGGGAGTTATTGGAGGTGTTACTTTTGGTGGTGCTATGTCAGCTATTAATAATCGTAAAGGTGGTAATGTAGAAGAGAAACAACGTATTGCTGAAATCAATGGTCGTGAGCAAGTATTCAATGAATATGCTCGTCAGATGAAGATTATCGAAAATGGTGAGAATCCGTTTCAGATAGAACGTGATGCTAAAGGTAATCCTATTACTTATCTTGACGATGGAACTATTAGTCAAGACCCAACAATAGGTACTACTCGTTATAGTAAAGTTAGTCCCGAAGAACAAGAAGATTTACGTGCTGCTGCTAAAGAGAAGTTCACAACTACTCTTACTTTAAATGCTATTCGTTCCGGTAACTATGAGTTACTCGAAGATTATATTGAAGACCCTAGACTAAAGAAAAAGCTAGTAGATGCAGGTCTTGCTGATGAAGCAGAATATGATAGAGATACTCAATCTATAAAGAAAACTATGCGTACTGTTCTTAATAGATATGTTAACTATTCTAGTGCATTGCGTAGTGCTAATATAGATGATGCTCTATTAGATGTAGCTATATCAGAAAATATAATTAATGCACAAGAAGCTGACTTACTAAATAAACGAGTAGAAAGACTTAATACTATTCAATCTCAATTAGAGAATACTATCCCTGCTATTAATGAGATTCTTGACCCAATGGCTAAGAATCGTATGCAGTTAGGTATATTAGAACAGTATCGTCGTGAAGTAATGTCTACTTATAATAGTCTAAAGAATAGTAATAATCCTTTGGATAAAGCACAAGCTAGTCAATACTTAGATATATCTAAGATAATAGAATCTAAAGTTAATGACTTACGTAGAGGTTTAAGTCCTATGGAAAGTTTATTCTTAGATAATGTTCGTAGTGTAGAAAATATAGCTCTTGGAATAGAAGGTAGTCAAGAACAAAATGCGCTTATTAAGAAACAGATAGAAGAATTAGATGAAAATGATGTAGCTCTGTTTAAACAAGCAGGTAAAGACTTTAATCTAGGAAGTTTATCTAAACAAGTTCGTGCTATTAATTCAGAGTATATGGATAATATGGGACAGATACTTCTTGATGAAATTCGTAGAGATAACTATCGTTCTAATATTATTACTACTAATGAGCAGGCTAAAGAGTTTGAAGATACTCGTAAGAAAGAGTTTGAAGAAGCTGCTAGGAAGTTAGTTAAGTCTGCAAAAAAGAATCTTAATGATTTCGTTAATGTAGCTACCGAAGAAGAACTTGCTAAGTTAGATAAAGCACTAGATAATGCGTTTACAGAAGAAGAATCTCAAGATACTAGTAATAAGAGTTTATCTAATGCTGTTAGTATTCTATCTAATTCAGAGAATGGTAAGAAAGATATAGCATCTTTAAGAGAAGCTATTACTAAGAGAAGAAATAGTCTTGCTGCACAAAGTCAGGCACAGCAACAGAATGGGAATAATCAGCAACAAGACTCCTCTATGGGGGAAGCGAGGAGCGAAGCGACGAGGCAAGAAGAACCAGAGGTTAAGCCTATTCCAAAACCTAAACCAAAGACTGCTAAAGAGAAGAAGTTAAAAGAGACATTAGATAAAGTAGTATCTAAAGCTAGTTCAGGTGTTATAAATAAAGCTAATATTAATAACTTAGAATTTACAATAGTAAAGCCTTTTGCTAGTTTAGGAGATGTTAGTAGAAAACCAGTTAAAGTAAGTGCAATAGATGTACGTGTTAGTAAATTTGGCAATGTTAGTATTGACGGAATGGATGCTAAAGGTAATATTATTGCTGATGTTACTATCGATGAATTAAATGCTGCTATTGCTATCGGAGATGTTACTTACGTAGATACTAGTAAATCTGATGAATCTGCTCCTACTGATACTAATGTTCTTGAATCAGCTATATCTGATAATGACTTAGAAGGTCAACGTCAACGTATAGAAGAGATAAATTTAATTATAGATTTATATAATCAAATACAAGGTAATCAGATAGAAGGTAAGACATTTACTAGTCTTAATGATATGATGGTTTATCTACAACAGTTAAATCCTAGAGCTGTTAGTTTGTATAATGATATTAAGATTCTAGCTAATCGTCAAATAGTAGATGGTAAGATAGTTAATGTTGATGAAGAGATTAAAACTCCTTCTGATATTATACAAGAAGCAAGTAAGACTTTAGATAAAGCTGTTGCAGAAGATAAACAGAATAGTAAAGACAATGGTTATTTCTTTAATCTAGTTAATCTAAATGATAGTAAGGTTTATTCTCGTATTGGTCAATTAAAAACTAATGATACAGTAAGCGTAGAACTAGATGAAAATGATAATCTTATTGTTAAGTCTCGTGGAATTAAGATAGGTGAGTTTCCTAAGATTGGTTATAATAATGGTAATGTTGAAGTTATGAATCAAGGTTGGAGATATACTATTAAGAACGATAGTATAGATTTCATAACTCAACTTCAATCTATTATTGCTAGTGAAGAAC